ATAGTTGAGCAACGCAAAAAGTATTTTATGGATAAAACTACTGACCAAATGAAAGCAGTTGACAATGATGTTCTAAGGGAACAACGACCAGAGATGCCAATAAATGTAGATAGGCAATCTCGTGTTACTTTTGGTGGTGGTCGCAAATCTTAATTTGTTACCACTTTATTTTGAACAGCCCTAATAAGGAGATATTTTATGGCGAATGTAAGTGAAAAATTTGGTCTTAGACCTTATAAGAATCTTAATGGTGCGTCTTGGAATAATGCTCAAAATAGATATACCATAGCTTCTAATTACGGAACTGCTATTTTCCAAGGTGATTTAGTGATACCTCATACTGATGGTACTATTAGAAGACACACAGCTGGAAACGCAACTCCTGTACTTGGTGTATTTAATGGAGTGTTTTACACAGACCCAACCACTAAGAAACCAACTTTTAGTAATTACTATCCAGGTAGCATAGTTGCATCTGATATAGTTGCTAATGTTATAGACGACCCAAGCACATTATTTTTAGTTGATGCTGACGCAGCTTTTACTAGAGATGACTGTTTTATGAATTACTCAGTAACAAATGTTAGTGGTAATACAGACACAGGTATTTCAAAAGTACAACTAGATGTAAGTGAAACTAGTAGCTCATTTACTTTTGCATTAATGGCAGTAGACATCTGTCAAGATGTTAACAACGAAGACACAACAACTGCAAATGCAAATATAATTGTGCGTATCAATAACCACTTTTATCAGCCTAATAATCAAGCTGATACTGGTAAGAATTAAGGAGTAAATTATGGCAATATCTAGAAGTCAATTAGTGAAAGAGTTAGAGCCAGGTTTAAATGCCTTGTTCGGACTAGAGTATAATCGTTACGAAAATGAACACGCAGAAATTTTTGTAACTGAAACCTCTGACAGAGCTTTTGAAGAAGAAGTAATGTTAAGTGGTTTTGGTTCAGCTCCAGTAAAGTCAGAAGGTGCAAATGTAACTTTTGACCAAGCTACTGAATCATTTACAGCTAGATACACACACGAAACTATCGCAATGGCTTTTGCAATTACTGAAGAAGCTATTGAAGATAATTTGTATGATAGACTAGCTGGTAGATACACAAGAGCTTTAGCTAGAAGTATGGCAAATACTAAACAAGTTAAATCTGCTAATGTTCTTAACAATGCTTTCAACAGCAGTTTTACTGGTGGAGATGGTGTGGAGCTTTGCTCTACTTCTCATCCATTGGCGAGTGGAGGTGTATTAGCTAATACATTAAGCACCGCTGCTGATTTAAGCGAAACATCATTGGAACAGTCATTAATAGACATCGCTGCATTCATTGATGAGAGAGGTTTGAAGATTGCTCTTCAAGGTGTGAAGTTAATAATTCCTAAGGAGTTACAATTCACAGCAGAGAGAATTATGAAGTCTCCTCAAAGAGTGGGTACTGCTGACAATGACATTAATGCTTTAGCCAATATGGGGATGATACCTCAAGGCTATAGAGTTAATCATTATCTTACAGATACCGATGCTTTTTTTATTATGACTGATGCTCCTAATGGATTAAAGATGTTCGTTAGAAGCCCAATTAAAACTGCAATCGAAGGGGACTTTGATACTGGTAATGTTAGATTTAAAGCAAGAGAGAGATACTCTTTTGGTTTTTCTGACCCAAGAGGTATTTTTGGTTCTCCAGGTGCAGCATAAATTCATAGATAAATCTCTAAAGGAGGGGGGAGTTATTCCCCCCTTTTTTATTCGTCTTCTTTTTTTGCTCTAGCATTATCGTATTCAAGAATCATATTACGAATAAACCCAGAGTGTTTATCGACCATATTTTCATCGTAGGTCTTTTCCCACATTTCAATTATTTCTTTTAAAGTGAATTTCATTTTATTCCTCCTAAAGTTTTACGACTTGATAAATTTTCTTAGTCTTAGGTTTAACTATTAAATAGTTTTCAATAGCCATTCTTGCTCTAACACCTTTACCTATAAAAATAGCTCTTGGTAAATAATTCTTTGAAGCATATTTCAAACCAGCTTTTAATTCTCTATCTTCATATTGTGGTAATACTTTTTTTAACTTATAAAATGTATTGTTACCTTTTTCTATAAATGGTTTTATATCTAAAGCTACTCTTTCTTTAAATGCTTTAGTTAACTTCATGGTTCGTTGTTTGTCGTTTATAAACATGTTTACCTCCACTTCTTTATAAATTTTTCTAACTGTCTTTTTTCTCTCTTGATGGTTTTGTATTCTACATCCCCTTCTTCATAACCAAAGGTATCTTCTAAATTTTCATTAGCCATATCCAACCTGTTCTTGGCTTCAGCTATAATAATATCTTTAGTGTAGTAGCCTAACATACCTTCAAATGAACCATCATGAAATCCACATTCATGGTCAACTTCTTGTAATTGATTTACTAACTCATCTACTTTCATTGCGTCTTTTAATACTTCTTTTAACATATTTAACTCCTTTGTTGTTATATACTATTATAGCATACTGACCATTAAAGTCAAAAAGCCTAGTTTTCTGCATATTTAAAAACTAAAAAAAAGTAAAAAGATGTGATATTTGATACCTAAACCGAATCGATTCGTTATAATTTTAAGAATAAACTAAATCAAAAGAGGACTTACATAGTCCTCTTTTTTTTTGTATACTGTTATTACCAAGAATTAATAACGGATATAGACTGGCTTGGCAGACAACCCTAGAGGACTATATCTACAACTAGGAGATAATTATGGGAACTACAACTTTTTCAGGTCCAGTCCGTTCTGAGAACGGATTTCAAACTATAACAAAAAACGCAACCACTGGTGCAATCACTGTAACTAGTGGAGATAAGATGGCAGTGGAAGCTACTGGTGGTGCTGGTATTGAAGGCACTGCTGCGGTTTATGTTACACAAGTAAATAGATTAAAAAGCGATGTTACTACAAATGTTAATATTGTAGAAACTAAAATTATGATTGATTTGACTGGTCTTAAAGATGGAGGCACTGCTGGTGATATTATCGGTAAAGATGGATCTGGTGTTGCTTTTATTGGGCAAGTAACAACTGCAAACCAAGGAACTGTTTTTGGGGTAACGATGGCTTGTCTTGAAACACCTGCTGGTGGTAGCACAGATATTGATTTATTTTCGGCAACTGAAGGCACTGGTGTTAATGACACTGCAATCGGTGATCTTACTGAAACACAAATTATTAATGCTGGTGCAGCATCTGCTGGTACAGTAGTCGCTGGTGGTGATATAGCCGCTGACCAGTTTTTATATTTGGTAAGTCAAGGTACTGGCGATGCTACTTATACTGCTGGTAGATTTTTAATAACGATTACTGGTTTTGATGCAGCTAGTTAATAGGGGAATATTATGAACTCAGATATAGGAGCAAAAACTTTAACTAGCACTGGAACTATTCAGTCTGGTCGAACAAGGTTGCTATCTATTTATTATGTGGGTCATGCGTCAGCAGGTAGTTTAACATTTAAAGATGGTGGTGGAAGTGGCACACAAAAACTTGTTATAGCTACACCAGCTTCAAGTGCTGCTGACCAATATCAAGTGGATATGCCTTTAGATGGAATACTATTTAAAACTGATATGCACTTGACTATTAGCAATGTAACCTCTGTTACTGTTTTTGTAACACCGATTACTGCTGATACTGATAATGGATAGTTATACGGAAGAATTACTTGGACTAAAGCGAGGTGGGATGCCACCTCGCAACAAGAAGTATTTTAGAAGCACAAAGTCTGGAGCTGGTATGACGAAAGCTGGTGTTGAAAAATATAGAAGAGATAATCCTGGTTCTAAATTAAAAACCGCAGTTACTAAAAAGAAAAACTTAACAAAAAAAGAGAAGGCTAGAAGAAAGTCATTTTGTGCTAGAAGTTTAGGACAGATGAAAAAATTTCCGAAAGCAGCTAAAAATCCTAATTCTAGATTACGACAAGCTAGAAGAAGATGGAGATGTTAAATGAAATTATCTGATAATTTTAGTTTGCACGAATTTACTAAATCTCAAACTGCAATAAGACATAACATAGATAATACACCAACAGAAAAACAAATATTTAATTTAAGAAATTTGTGTGTACATGTATTACAACCAGTTCGTAATAATTTTTTGCAACCAGTAATAATTTCATCTGGTTTTAGATGTGCAGAGTTAAATATTAAAATTGGTGGTAGTATTAAATCACAACATGTGCAAGGTCAAGCAGCAGATATTGAGGTAGTTGGAGTAGATAATTCTCATTTATCTAGTTACATAAAAGATAATTTAAAATTTGACCAATTAATTTTAGAATTTTATGATGGGGTAGATCCACACTCTGGATGGGTGCATGTATCGTATAGTACAGAAAACAATAGATTAAAATACATGGAGGCTTATAAAAACGAAGAAGGCAAAACAAAATATAGAGTTAAATAAATGCCCATAGGTAGAAGTCAAATGAGACAACAAGTTTCTAAACCACCACAGAAAAAAAAGTGGTCGATGAAACGCAAGAAAAAAATTAACTGTGCTAGACCAAAAGGGTTTAGTGAGAGAGCTTATTGTCAAGGTAAAAAGAAGAGACAACGCAAGTAGACAAGTAAGGTCTAGATTGGTATTATAAGGAAAGGATAAAAAATGACAAAATTATGCAAAAGAGGAAAAGAAGCAGCTAAAAGAAAATTTAAAGTTTATCCAAGTGCCTATGCAAATGCCTATGCTTCAAAAATATGTGCTGGTAAAATAAAAGACCCTAGTGGTGTAAAAAGAAAAGATTTTAAAGGACCAAAACCTGCAAAGACTGGAGCTTTAATTAGCACTTATGAAGGACATGAAGTAACAAAAAGTCCTTTACAAGGAGAGTATGGGATTAATAAAAGTGCACAACTGTATTATAAAGATTTACTTGGCTAATGGCAAAGAGTGGGTTAAAAAAATGGTTTGCCCAAAAGTGGGTAGACATAGGAAGTAAAAGAAAAGATGGTTCATTTGCACCTTGTGGAAGAAGTAAACAAAAAGCAGATGCGAAAAGAAAATATCCTAAATGTGTTCCTTTAGCAAAAGCTAGAAGAATGACAGAAGGACAAAGAAAAAGTGCAGTGAGTAGAAAAAGAGCAAAAGCTCAAGGTGTTGGTGGTAAACCAACAAATGTTAAAACTTTTGCAGTCGAAGGTGGACTAGCAGATTATTATAAAGGAATATTATGATGAGTGTACTAGATTATATAGATAAAGCTAAAAAGAAAATAAAAAAAACAAAGGAAGATGCAAAAAAAAGAGGGGAAAGAGAACGAAAAACTGGCTCTGGTCTATTAACTGGTACAGACCCTAAAAGAAAAACAACTTTAGCAAAAGGTATGAAAGATGGTGATACTGTAGTTGTAGATGGTAAAAGAATACCAGTGATCAAACCAGAAAGTGAATTTATTAAAAGAAAACCAACAAAAAAAGAAATGCAAGAAGATAGAGCTAAAAATAGACCCTCTCGTAATATAACAGGCGACAGAGCTAAACAGAGAAAAAGAAAAAAATTAATAAGTGATACGTTAAAAGCAAGTAGAGCTGGTTTTGGTCTTGGTAGAAAGTTTGGAGTTGAAAAACCACAGCAACTAGGACCATTAGGACCTGGTGTTTTGACTGAAAGAGAACAGCAAAAAGCCTTAGAGGAATTAATAGGAAATAGCACAGGTGGTATGAAACTTTCTCCTAAAGCTGATTTAGATGGAGATGGTATGTTTAGTGAATACGAAAAGAAACGAGGTATGGCGATTCAAAAAGCTATGGCAGAAAATAGTAAACCAGTAAAGGTTGCTAAAGCAAGTCAAGGTGGTGGTATAGCTATTCGTGGAACTAAATTTAAAGGTGTATTTTAGGATAAACTATGGCAACTTCTGGAACTACAGCATTTGATTTAGACATAGATGACATCATTGAAGAAGCATATGAAAGATGTGGTGTTCGTACTAACAGTGGTAAAGATTTAAAATCTGCTAGAAGAAGTTTAAATATATTATTTAGTGAATGGGGTAATAGAGGTGTACACTTATGGAAAGTAGAATTAAATGAGCAATTACTAACAGCAGGTACTCCTACCTATACAGCACCAACAAATACTAATGATATATTAGAAGCCTACATTAGTACAACAACTGGTACAACAAGTTCTACTAATGATGTTTCTTTAACAAAAATAAGTAGAAGTGAATATGCTGCTTTACCTAACAAAGGTTCTCAAGGTCAACCAAGTCAATATTATGTTGACAGACAAACAACACCAACTATTACTTTGTATCAAACACCAGATGCAAGTACCTACACTTATGTAAAATATTATTATTTAAAAAGGATAGAAGATGTCGGTTCATATACTAATCAAGCAGACGTGGTATTTCGATTTTTACCATGTATGGTCGCTGGTCTCGCATATTATTTAAGCATGAAAAAAAATCCACAATTAGTACAACAAAATAAATTGTTGTACGAAGATGAATTACAAAGAGCTTTAACAGAGGATGGACAAAGAACTTCTGTGTACATAACACCACAGAATTATTTTCCACAAGGTGCATAAATGCCTTATGCAAGAGGTAAATATGCAAAAGCAATATCGGATAGGTCTGGTATGGCATTTCCTTATAATGAGATGGTAAAAGAATGGAATGGCTCTTTAGTTCACAAATCAGAGTTTGAGGCAAAGCATCCTCAAATAAAAAGAAAACATATCAAAGGTGATGCTGTAGCTTTAGCTAATGCTAGACCAAGACCTAAAGATGATGATAAACAATTCGTTTTATATGTAAGTAGTGGTTTTTTTGCACAGACAGGTGATGGTGGAATTAATAGTGGTGCTAATATGACAGTAGAAGATAGTAAAGATATTTTAGGAACTACACTAACATCATTTGAATTAACGAGTGCAGTAGGAACAAATTTTTCTGTGGTTATATCATGAGTATTACACATGCAAACTTTTTAACACAAGTTAGAAATTACACAGAAGTAAGTTCTAATGTTTTATCAGATACTTTGTTAGACCAATTTATAAGAAATACAGAATTAGATATTGCAAACAAAGTAGACTACGATGATATAAGAGAGTATGTTACAGCAGTAACTGGTACTTTACGATACTTAAATGTACCAGATGATTGTTTAGTCATTCGTTCTGTTCAAATTATAAATAATAATGTCAGAGACTTTTTAGAAAAAAGAGATACGTCTTTTATAGCAGAGTTTAATCCTAATGATTCTACTGGACAACCAAAATACTATGCTAACTGGGATGATAAAAATTTAGTCTTTGCTCCTATACCAGATCAAGCATATGATATACAACTAAATTACATAAAAGATCCAGAGCATTTTAATTCTACAACTGATACTTTTTTATCGAAGCATCAAGAGGCTTTGTTATTACATGGTGTATTGACAGAATGTTTTAGTTATTTAAAAGGTCCTGTTGATATGTACAACTTATATAAAACAAAGTATAATGAAGAGATACAAGACTTTGCATTGCAACAAATGGGTCGAAGAAGAAGAGCCGAGTACGATGATGGTGTACCTAGAATACAAGTAGCTTCTCCTTCACCTTAATAACAAGGAGAAAAAATATGGCAATAACAACAAGTGCAGTGTGTAATGTTTTTAAGACAGATGTTTTAAAAGGAGTGCACAATTTCACAGCAGCACCTACTGGAAACACTTTTAAATTAAGTATGTACACTAGCTCTGCTACTTTAGGAAAATCAACGACATCTTTTACATCCGATGCTCAAGTATCTTCACCATCTGGTTACACCAGTGGTGGAAAAGCCTTGGTTGCGGTAACACCTGTGTTAAGCAGTGATACAGCAGTAGTGGATTTTGCTGATTTATCTTTTGTGGGTGTTTCACTTACTGCAAGAGGAGCTTTAATTTATAACGATTCTGCTAGTGGCGACCCAGCAGTCGCAGTTTTAGATTTTGGTGGAGATAAAACAGCTACCTCTGGAACTTTTACAATACAATTTCCTACTGCTAATTCATCAAGTGCTATTATAAGAATAGCTTAAATAGGAGATTTGTTCAGTGACTACTAGAACTTTTACAGTTACAGTAGTAAATGTTAGTGGGTATAATAAATACTTTATTGACGGAGTACAACAACCCACTCTTACACTAGCTGAGGGTGGTACGTATGTATTTAACTGGTCAGCAGCAACTGGTCATCCTGTTAGATTTTCTACCACTTCAAATGGCACACATAGTGGCGGAACTGAGTACACCACAGGTGTTACAAAGGATGATGGTAATTATCTTACAACTATTCAGGTAGCAGATTCTGCTCCTACATTATATTATTATTGTCAATACCATTCCAATATGGGTGGGCAGATTGATACTGAGTTAGCTACCACATGGGGTTTATTAGCATGGGGTGATGGAGCTTGGGGTGATCAAAATGATACATCAGTATCTGTTACTGGTGTTGCTTCCACTACTGCTGTAGGTTCTGTTACTATTGATGCAGAGATAGGAGAAGGTTGGGGTAGAGGAACTTGGGGTAATAGAGTTTGGGGTGGTGCTTATTCTGTTATAGCTACAGGTGTAAGTGCAACTAGTGCAGTGGGTTCTGTAACAGCTTCTACATCAGTAACTGTTGCAGTATCTGGTGTAGCAACAACCTCTGCGGTAGGTAGTGTAACTACTACACAAGGTGTAGAAATAACTCCTACTGGATTAGCTCTAACTGGCTCAATAGGTACAGTTGATTTTGATGGAGATGCTTCAACTGGAGTAACAGGAGTTGCTATGACATCTGCACTAGGAGAGGCAATCGTTGCACCTATTACTTTAGTAGATATTACTGGAGTAGCTCTAACAAGTTCTGTGGGTGATGTTGTATTGTTAATGACAGGCACAGTGAATGTAACAGGTTTATCTTCTACAGCATCGGTTGGCTCAATAACTCCAGTGTCTGGATATGATGTTACTGGAGTAACTATGACCTCCGCAGTGGGCACACCAGCAGAAATAACTGGTACAGGCACAGTTGATGATGTTACTGGTGTAGCATTGACTACTAGTGTTGGAAGTGTAATAATAATTTCATGGAACAAAGTAGACACTGGAACTCCAGTGACTTGGACTAAAATAACAACAGCAGCATAATAAAGGATAAAATATGGCTTCAACATACTCATCAGATTTAAAACTGGAACTCATGGCTACTGGTGAAAATGCTGGTACATGGGGAACAAAAACAAACACAAATTTAAATTTAGTACAACAAGCAATCGGTGGATTTGAACAAGTAACAGTTGGAGATGGAGCTACAGTTGCACTAGTAATGACTGATGGCACTATATCAAACGCAAGGAACATGGTAGTCAAAGTGGCTACAGTTACTTTATCTGGAGCAACAGTTTTAACTGTGCCAGACAGTATTGAAAAAATGTACATTTTTGATGTAACTGGAGTAACTAATCCAACAAACTTAACTATTAAAACTGCAAGTGGTTCTGGCTTTTCTCCAGACCAACAAAAAATATATTTTGCTTACGCAGATGGAACGAATATTGTTGAAGTATCACTTGATAGTTTGGGTGGTGCAATAGGTACAGCAAGTCTACCAACAGTACCGATTACAAAAGGTGGTACAGGTTTAACAGCAGCAGGTTCAGCAAATCAAGCATTAAAAATGAATAGTGGTGGTAGTGCATTAGAGTTTGGAACATTACCTATAGCTGGTGGAGGAACTGGTGCAACAACTTTAGCTGGTGCTAATATTGTAGCATCAAATGCAAACACAACTTTTACAAAAGCACTTAGAGGTAGCACACAAACTGCTGGTTCACAAACAGGTAGTGTCACATTAGATTTTGACACCTATCAGCATTTTGTGCTGACTGCTACAGGTAATGTTACTTTAGCTAATCCAAGTACAGAGTCAGTGGGTCAATCTGGTATAATAGTATTTATTCAAGACGGTACTGGCAGTCGTACATTAAGTTTAGGAACTGATTATGAAACTGCTGGAGGTGCTGGTTTAACAATATCAACTGCTGCTAATGCAGTCGATGTCATACCATATTTTGTCAAGGCTTCTTCAAGTATTCAATTAGGAGCACCACAACTTGCATTTGCATAGGAGACATAAGTAATGCCAGTACAAGGCGAATTTTTTCAAAATCCTAGTAGTGGAGCTAGTGGTTTTTATTCACATCAAATAAATTTCTCGGCTAGGCTCGATGATGGAAGCAGTAGTTATTTATCACGCACTAATAGTGGAACAGCTACTAATGAAGATGTAGGGCTTTTATCATTTTGGTTTAAAAGAGGAAATAATATTGGATCTACCACTAATGAATCTATAGCAGGAGGTAGTAGCCCACAACATAGAATAGAATTTAACACAAATAATCCATCTGGATATAGTGATGCAATAGTATTTGTTTTTAATGATGCTTCGTCTGGATACACAACACAAGCAAGGTATCGTGACCCTACTAGTTGGACAAATTTTATTATGGAATATAATTCAGATGATTCTACTGCTGCTGATAGAATAAAATTATATATTAATGGTGTTAAATTAGGTGCATTTAGTGATAGTAGTGTTTGGAGTTCAAACGGAGCAAATACTGAAGCATCTGGTAGAGATTTTGGTTTTACAGCTAATGGTTCTACTGTAAATTTTGGTAGAAATCCTAATAATACTAGTTCTTACTATGATGGTTATATAGCAGAAGTAATATGTGTAGATGGTTCAGCATCTTATACAGACGTAGGAGAATTTAAAAATTCTGTCTGGATTCCTAAACAATACACAGGCAGTTTTGGAAATAATGGATACAGGTTAACATTCTCAAATGCCAGTTCACTAGGTGCAGATTCTAGTGGTAATAGTAATGATTTTACAGCAAACAACATGGGTGCAGACCATCAAGTTCTTGATAGTCCAACATTTGGGAGTTAATTATGGCAAGTAGTGGAAATTTTGCAACATGGAATCCTTTAACTATAGGAAGTAGAGCTTCTTTAGCAGATGGTAATTTAACTATGAAAGGAACAAGTGTTGATTTAGTTGGAGTAACTTCAACTATAGGTATAACATCTGGTAAATGGTATTGGGAAATATATATTGCTAGAGGATATGATACATATATGTATGCAGGCATAAATTCTGGTTATGAAGGTGGTGGATTTTATTCAGGATATGCTCATTTAAATGGTATGACGCCTGGTGCTATAAGAATAAGAAATAATGGTACTTTATCTGATTCTTCAAGTAGTGATGACCCTGATAGATGGGGAACAATAACTCTTAATAGTACAAATGTTCAAACTTTTGATGATGGTGACATACTTATGTTTGCATTAGACTATGATAATAAAAAATTATGGATTGGTAAAAATGGAACATTTATGAACTCTGGAAATCCTGCTGGAGGTAGTAATCAACAAGCAAGTTGGGATGGAGATGTTCCTATAATTTATCCATGTGCTGAACCTTATTATACTAATAATAATGAAACAGCTAATTTTGGACAAGATAGTAGTTTTTCAAATAATAAAACAAGTGGTTCTGCAAATGCTTCAGATAGTAATGGTTTTGGTGATTTTTATTATACACCACCTACAGATTATTTAGCATTAACAACAGCTAATGTGCCTATATCAAATGACATAGACCCAGCACAGACTGATGATAATATTCCAACAAAACAATTCAACACTATTCTTTATACTGGTATTGGTGGAACAAGTGCAAATAATGTAAGCGGAGTTGGATTTTCCCCTGATCTCATATGGATTAAAAATAGAGAACAAAGTGCAAATTTTTCAAATTGTTTAGTAGATTCTTCAAGAGGTCGTGCAGGTGTTTTATATAGTCAAAGAACTGATTCAGAAGCAACTTCAGCAGTAAATAGAGATATATCTTCTATTAATAGTGATGGTTTTACTATACAAGATACAAGTAATATAGATGGAAACCAAAGTGGAATAGGATATGTTGCTTGGTGTTGGAAATGTAATGGAGGGACAACCACGTCAGATGGTTCAGGAGATATAACAGTTACAAGACAAACAAATGATGTTGCAAAATTTAGTATATTAACTTATACAGGAAGTGGTTCTTCAGGAAACACAATAGCACATGGACTAGGAGTAAAACCTGCTATGACAATTATTAAACAAAGAAATTCTAGTAATGGGTGGAATGTATGGCATCAAGGAAACAATAATGGAGATTATGATTCTTTTGGAGAATTAAATAGTAATTCTGCTTGGTATCAAAATCAAGGTTCTAATGGACCATACACAGCAGACCCAACGTCTAGTTTATTAACACTCTCAGCATATGGTCAAGTAAATGGAAGTGGTAATACTTATGTGGCGTATGTTTGGGCAGATGTTGAAGGTATGCAAAAGTTTGGTTCATACACAGCTTCAGGTAATGAAGATGGACCATTTATCTATCTAGGGTTTAGACCTAGATTAATATTTATAAAAAATGCTGATACTGGTGGTAGAAGATGGACAGTTTTAGATAGTGCAAGAAATACTTCTAATCTTGTAGATTCAGTAATAAATTGGGACGATGCTCAAGCAGAATATGATTCAAGTGCTAGAGGTGTAGATTTTTTATCAAATGGTTTTAAAATAAAAGGTAATGATACTGATACAAACCAATCTGGAAATACAATGCTTTATGGAGCTTGGGGTGACGTGCCCTTTAAATATGGAAATACATTTGGATAATTTTAGGAGGTGAAATAATATGTGGGGATATGTAAAAAATAACAAAGTAGAGGAAATTATAAGATTTCCAAGAACATTTATAGATACAGATAATATAAAACACCCAAGAGCAATATTTAATACTTGGACTTGGGAACAACTAAACTCAATAGGACTTTATGAAGTTGTAGATAGTGGTAAAAAAGCAGATAATAGATTTGAATATCAATCACAAGCTGAATACAGCTACAGCAGTAAGAATAAAAATATTACTACTAGCTACACGATTCATGAAAAAGCTATTGAAGATTCTGAAGCAAAAGATGATGATGGTAAAAATATTTTAGATGAAGATGGAAACAAGATTATTAATTATGGATTAAAAACACAAGCTATAAATCAATGTAAAAGTCAAGCTAATCAATTAATATCAAGATTTAATTGGTTAGTAGAACGTAGTATTTATGATAGTAGCAAAGCTATACCTGATGAAATCAAAACTTACGTTTCTGCTATACGCAAAGACTGTGATGACATTGAAACTGCGATTACTAATGCAAGTAACATGACTGAGTTTAAAGCATTGTATACAGATGAACTAAATAGTGATGGTTCAGTTAAAACTGTAAATAGAATAAATAGGTGGACATCAGATTCTACTGTAACCGATTACATAAGATAATGTTATGCTTAGTGAAATCCAGATTGTTGGAGGTATAAACAAACAGGTAACACCGACAGGTGCACAAGGTAAATGGATTGATTGTGATAATGTTCGTTTTCGATACGGATATCCAGAAAAAATAGGTGGTTGGGAACAAATTACCTCTAGTAAATTAGTAGGTGTGGCTAGAGACATGCACATTTGGAGTGACCTTACTGGTAAAAGATATATAGCTATAGGAACAAACAAAGGTTTGTTCATATATCATGATGGTTCAATGTATGATGTATCTCCACTAGATACAAATATAACTTCTTGTACTTTAACTACTACAAATAATTCAGCTACTGTCACAGTTAACAAAGCCTCTCATGGATTAGAGGTAGGGGATTTATTTTTATTTTCTAGTGTTACATTACCTGGTGGTAGCACTGGTTTTGTTGGTGCAGATTTTACACAAAACACCTTTGAGGTAATTACCAGAACTTCAGACACTTTTACTGTGACAGCAGGTAAAGTTGAGTCAGGTTCTGGTTTTAGTGCTGGTGGCAGTGTTACTTTATCTCCTTATTTTAAAGTAGGAGATGCAGTGCAAGTTACTGGTTATGGTTTTGGTTCTGGGTTGTATGGTGGAACTAATCCATCTATTACAAGCACAACCTTAAATGGTGCTTTGCTTGATGATACTAATGGAACTGGTGGTTCTGGAACAACTATAACTTTAACATCTGTATCTGGTTTTAGTAGTAGTGGAGGCACATTAAAAGTAGGAGGAGAATTAATAACATACACTGGTGTAGCAGGTAGTACAGTTACTGGCATATCAAGAGGAGCTTCTGGCTCTACTCGTTCTGCACATAGTGATGGTGCAGTTGTAGAGGAAGCATCTAATTTTACAGGTTGGGGTGATGCCTCACCTACTGGAGAGGTTACGTTAGAGCCAGGTAATTGGTCACTGGATAATTTTGGTGAAATTTTAGTAGCTACTGTAAAAAATAATAAAACTTTTCAATGGAATCCTAGTAGTAGTTCATCTTTGTCTACTAGAGCAACTGTCATATCAAATGCTCCTATTCAAAGTGTTATGACAGTAATCTCAGATAGAGATAGACATTTAATCCATTTAGGAACAGAAACTACTATAGGCACATCTAGTCAAGACAAAATGTTTATACGTTTTTCTGACCAAGAAAATTTTTCTGATTATACCCCCACTTCTACTAATACTAGTGGCACATTTAGATTAGATAGTGGAACAAAAATAGTAGGTGCAGTAAATGCTGGTAGTTACATATTAATACTTACCGATACTTCTGCATATATTATGCAGTTTGTAGGACCACCTTTTACTTTTAGTATACGACAAGTTGGAGCAAACTGTGGTTTAATATCTCAACATGGATTGGTTGCGGTAAATGGAGTTGTTTATTGGATGGGTCAAGCTGGTGGTTTTTATTTGTACGATGGTACTGTTAAAAAAATAGCATGTTCTGTTGAAGATTTTGTTTTTACTACTCAAGATACAGATGACTTAGGTTTAAACTTTGATGCTTCTGATGTTGTCTATGCTGGTTACAATTCTTTATTTAGTGAAATTAATTGGTTTTATCCAAAAGCAGGATCTACACAAATAGATAGAGTAGTAAGTTATAACTATGCCGAGGGGTTGTGGACTATAGGCACATTACCAAGAACTACTTATTACGATAAAACAATTTTTGATAATCCATATGCCACTGATTATGACACATCTGCTGTACCAAACTTTCCAATCATACAAGGAGTAACAAATACGAATGGTGCAACTACTCTATATGCACATGAAAAAGGTAATAATCAAGTTTTAGCAGATGGCACTCAATCAGCGATTATAGGGAGCATACAAAGTGGTGACTTTGAAGTAAGAGGTCAACAAAATAATATGAATGTTACTGGTGAGTTTTTTATGAAGATTAGTCGTTTTATACCAGACTTTAGAGCTTTAGTAGGGAACGCAAAAGTAACAATTAATTTAAAAGATTTTCCAAGTGATACAGAAGCTAGTAGTAGTTTAGGACCTTTTACAGTAAGCAATTCAACACAAAAGGTAGATACCAGAGCTAGAGCTAGAGCTTTAAATTTAAAAATAGAAAATGAAACAGTAAATGAAAACTGGAGATACGGAACTTTTAAAGCTGATGTTCAAGCGGATGGTAGAAGATAATGTATGGATGTCAAAAAGGTAATAAGTTTTGACAAAGGTGTAGTATGGAAAAGTGATCACACTTCAAACCCTTATGCAATTGTTTTAAAAGCAAAAAAAATATGGAAATTTACTAAAACAGAAAATCCTAAATCTTATGATTTTTTTGTTAAAATAATAAATGAAAACGCAGTAATATTTAAATGGGGATTACAAAAACAAAAATCATTCAAAGTATTCTATCACAATGAATACTGTTATTTTTACTCTCCTAATGATACAATATATAGAGTTGTTATTAAAGAAGAAGAAAAAAAGAAAAAAGTAAAGAAACAGAAAAATAATAAAAAAAATAAAATGGTGTATTAATGAATAAAAAAGACCCAATAAAAGGTACAGGCAAAAAACCAAAGGGAAGCGGTAGAAGATTGTATACTGATGAAAACCCAAAAGATACAGTACGAATAAAATTTGCAACACCTACTGATGCAAGAGAAACTGTTAAAAAAGTAAAAAAATTAAAAAAGCCTTTTGCAAGAAAGATACAGATATTAACAGTTATGGAACAAAGAGCAAAAGTTATGGGAAAATCTAAGGTAGTGGAAATAGCAAAAAAAGGTAAAGAGTCAATTAGAAGAGCAAAACAAAGGAGCACTGCATAATGTCTAAAATTATTACTTTCATACCAGAGCCTAAAGAAGAGTATAATTTAGAAAATCAAAGATTGATAAATTTAGCGATTACACAAATTATAAATAAATTAAATACTTCTTATCAGCAAGAAATTAAAAACGAACAACAAGCATTTGAGTTTTTTTTATCATGACAATACAATATAAAAATGTTGGTTTTAATTTAACCACTACTGGTACAACTTCTGTTTTGACAGCACCTACTAATGGGAGATGTTTAGTAAAACAAATACAAGCACATAATGGTTCAACAGGAAATGTAAATTTATCAACGCAAGTAACTGATACGAGTGCTACAGCAACTTTTAGAATAGATAATGCATCTATTGCAGCTAATACAACAAGACAAATAATATCGCAAACTTTAGTATTAGAAGAGGGTGATATTATAAAAATGACCGCTGGTACAGCAAACGAAATACAAGGTATTATATCGTATGCTTTATTAGATAGGTCGCAAGAAAATGGTTAGCAAACTTTCAGATTCTATTTTTTTATTAAAAAGTTTTGTCACAAAAGATTGGGCAGACAACATTGTTCAATATGCTGATTTAGTTTGCAAACAAAAAGCAACAGTCTTAGGAGAAAAAAAACATATAAAAGATACTAAAGTCAGAGATGTTTTAACATATGGTTTTAGTGAAAATGTTGAACAAGATATGGTGTATTTAAATTATTTAGTAGATGTAATATCTAAAGCACTAGAAGAATACATGAAGTTTTTTACTTATATAAATCCTCGTATGCGTATGGACAGTGCTAACCTTTTAAAATATGAAGTTGGTAATTATTATAAAACACATATAGATGTTCATACCTCTGTAAACCGAATCGTTTCTGTAATTATTAATTTAAATCAAGAATACGAAGGCGGTGGTATAGTTTTTTATGAAAATAAAACGAGAGTGCCATATACAAAATGTGACTTAAAAACTGGGGATTTGCTTATGTTTCCTAGCACTTTTCTATATCCACACAGTGTGCAACCCATAACTAAAGGTAATCGATATTCTATAGTTGCGTGGTTGAATTAATATCTTGTTGACATTATGTGATATGATTTGATATAATAAGTTATAACAAAGGAGAAAAATTAAAATGACAAACAATTATTATTACATTACAACTGGGCAGTTACAAAGAGTTGAACTTTATGATATAGCTAATGCTAAATCGCATTACTATACATCTGGTGGCAATAAAATGTATGTTTTGAGACATTCATTTGAAGGTGATAATGGTACTGTTAGAGATTGGTATGTTAAAACTTTATCAAAAAATATAGATGTTGCAATTGAGAAAGCTAAAGAATGGGTAAAAGAAAATGGTGAAAAAAATCACGATTTAATTATTAATAGCGATTATCAAGAAGTAGACCCTAATGACACAATACCTCAATGGGTCAAAGATATTAAAAAAAGCAATGAAATAGAAAAGGATAAAACAAAAGAACGAGTAAAAAAGTGGAAAGCAGAGAGAGAAAAAAAACTGTTAGAGCAAGAGAAAAGAAATAAAAAGATTTTATTAGAGTTATCTCAATCTGAGTATGTGGGTCAACCTAAAGATAAATTAGAAAAAAAATTAACTATTAAATCGTGGTTTACAAAAGAAATTACACCTTATTGTTATGGAGCTGATGATCATATGAATATTATTACTCTAGAAGATGAGGACAAAAATCAATATACATATTTTGGTAGTGCAAGTATTGGCACTGACCTTGAAAAAGATTATGAAACTAGAGATAAAAATAATAAGTTAATAAATTTTGTAGAGCCAAAAGATAGAGTGGGTAATACTTATACAATTAAATTTACTGTAAAAAAACATTCTTTATATACTCCTAAATTTGCTAGAATTTTTGAAAACCCACATTTTAAAGATAAGTACACAATAAATGATTACGGAGTAGATTTTAAAGGTGCAAAGCAAACTGTAATACAAAGACCTAAAGTAATAAATTAGGTCTTTTATTTTTTATTATGTGTGATATTATTTAGTTGTTTTTATTCAAAAATTCTCCAATTCAACCCTAACTAATCAGTTAGGGTTTTTTGTTGATATGTCATGAATTTTATGCGATATTAAGTGCTATGAAAATAATTCACTGTGCATCTGAAACCACTTATCGTAATAAAAAAACAAATACTGTATACAAAACTAAAGAAGATGCCGAGCATGATGTCAACAATCCTAACACAGATACAAAGCAAGAGGATATAGCAGTAGACACAAAAATTATAGTACCACCAGAAGCATTACAACTTAAAAGTGACACAAAAAAATGAAAGTAAAATACGATAGGTTTTACTATAAACCATTACCAGAAGAGGTGTACATAGACAAAAGTAACATAGAAGGACATGGTATATTTGCATCTTGTGATTTAAAAGCAAAATATGATTTAGGAAGCACACACATTAAAGTACCTATGATAGTTGGATATATAAGAACACCTTTAGGTGGGTTTATAAATCATTCTAGTAAGCCAAACTGTTATTTATGTATTACACAAGATTGGGATGATTATATAATTTACAATGTAATAACATCTAAAAAAATAAAAAAAAATGAAGAAATAGTATTGGAGTATGGAAGATGACACCACAAGGCGGAACAGAAATTCAACACCGACTTTTAGAACATTATGTAGATGAGGACTTACTAAAACATTTTCAGATATGTACTTCTATACCAGATAAAATTCCATTAGATAATAATAAAATAAATATATTGTGGCAAAAAAATAGTTATGACCAACCTAATATAGCACCTTGGTTTAAAGACAAAGCTAATCATAGTAAATACGATTGGTATATTTTTAATTCACATTGGAACTATGAAAAGTTTCGATACATGTTTGATGTGCCAACAGATAAATGTCACGTTATAAAAAATGGTGTTAATAATTTTCCAGTGCGAACAGAATTTAAAGAAGGCAATAGAGTGCGTATGTTGTTTCATGTTACACCTTGGAGAGGACTAAATGTTTTATTAGGTGCAATGTCTTTACTAAAGGATTGTAATGTTGAAGTAGATGTATTTAGTTCTTGTAAAATTTATGGAGAAGATTTTGCCAATCAAAATGAAAGTGCGTATGAGCCATTGTATGAACAAGCTAGAAAGTTAGAGAATGTAAATTATATTGGGTACAAGGAACATTCTTTTATACAAAAATTTATGTATCGCTATCATATGTTTGCATATCCTAGTATCTGGGAGGAGACTAGTTGTAACTCAGCATTAGAAGCTATGGCGAGTGGTTTGTATTGTATTGTAACAAATTATGGTGCACTATATGAAACTTGTTCTGAGTTTCCTATCTATGTTACATACGATAAGAATTATAAAAACTTGTCTCTTGCATTTGCTCATGCGATACGAGAAGCAGTGGACATGATGCACGAACCAGAGATACATAAACATTTAATTATGCAACAAGAATTTGTTAAACGATTTTACAGTTGGGAAAAGAAAAAGTTAGAATGGACTAATTTTTTACAAGGAGTGTTGAGTGCAAAAAAATAGCGAAGTTATTGACTTTCAAAAAAAAGATATTCGTTTATTTGTTGCAACACCAGTGCATAGCGATGTAACTATACACTACATGCAATCTGTAATTAAATTACAAACTATGTGCCATCAAAAAAATGTATCGTTTACTTTACAATTAATGAAATCAAGTTTAGTAACACAAGGTAGAAATTTATGTGTAGCACAATTTTTAGATAGTGATTTTACACATTTACTTTTCATAGATAGTGACATTCTTTTTAGTGCTGATTCTATATTTAAAATGATAGAAAAAGATATGGATTTACTTAGCATACCTTATCCTATGAAAATAGTGCAATGGGAAAAAATATTTAATAAACATAAAGATTATCCTAATAGGACTATATTAGAAGCTAGTACGAGTGGTAATATGTTTCCAGTAAGAATAAAAGATCAAGAACACGATATTAAAGTAGATAATGAAATGATTGAATTATCACATACACCTACTGGATGTTTAATGTTACAAAGAAGTGTATTAGAGAAAATGATTAAACACTATCCAGAGTTGAATATCCGCCAAGAAACTGTAGTTGACGGAGAGAAGGTGTTAAAACCTAATCTCTATAATTTTTTTGATACTTACTACGATAAAGAAACTAAGCGATACTATGGTGAGGACTTTGCTTTTTCTAGGCTATGGAATAAAATTGGTGGTAAGTGTTATGCTCTAATAACAGAATATATTACCCATGTCGGTGAGTTCCAATACACTGGTAGACTTATTGACGAAATGATTCCCCAAAGTATTGATACTTCGCCTAAGAAATAGTAGAATATACCTAACAAATATATATAGGAGAAATTTATGACACCTTTAATACCTATAGCTGCTGGAGTAGGAAGTTTTCTATTAGCAAAAGCAAGTGGAGCAAGTAATAGAGATGCGTTAATAGCTGGTGGAATAGGAGCATTAGGTGCTTATGGTTTAGCTGGTGGTACATTCGGAGGTACAGCTTTAGTTGGTAGTAAAACTGCTGCTGGTGGACTTTTAGGAGTAAAAGCAGCAGGTACAGGTACAGCAATAGCAGGAGGATTAGGAGCAGGAACTTTAGTAAGTGCAATGAACGCACCAAAACCAGCACCAGTGGATATGTCTGGGCAACAATTTAAAACAGGTTTTGAAGGAACTGACCCACAAGCATACGCAAGAGCTACGGAAAATTTACAAGGAATTACACAAACCGCATCTTACGCACCAGACCCCTCGCAACAAGGTACAGTGACACCTAGTGTATATGATTTTGATAATACACAAATGTACACAGCGAAAGAAGGTGGGTTAGCTGAGATAAAAAGATTTAAAGAAGGTGGAATAAATTACTTACCTAGCAAAAAAGAACACGATGAGGGCGATGTTAATAATTATGTAAGAGCTACTGGATATGTAGAAGATGGTAGTGGAACTGGTGACAAAGATACAGATACCATGTTAGCACAATTAGCAGATGGTGAATTTGTCAGTAGAGCAGATGCGGTATTAGGTGCTGGTATTATGGAAGGAGCAAACCCAGAAGATTTTAAAGAGATGAGAAAAATGGGAGCAAAGTTTTTTTATAAGCAACAAGACCAGTTGAAGAGAATATACGATATTACTTCATGATTGACATAAAAGCATTAGATGTTGATTCTTGTTGGAGTGATGCATCAGAAGTTTTAAAAGATGCAATAGATATGAGTAATGGTCGCCACACGTTAGAGACGACCTACGAAGGATGTAAATTAGGTACAATGAGTTTGTACGGAGTTTTTTATGGAGATGCAATTTTGAGTTATTTTGTAACATCACAAGTAATTTACCCAAACAAAAAAATATTAGGAATTATATTTTGTGGTGGTGATAGAGTAATAAAATTTATTAAAGAGATAGAACACTTTTTTAAATTAGAAGCTATCAAAGAAAACTGCAAAGGATTAGAAATTATAGGAAGAAAAGGTTGGGATAGAATAATAAAAAATACACCTAATCTTGAGTTCAAAGCTAAAGGAATATTTTATGAAATGGATGCTTAAACTTCTACCGAATAAGTTTAAAGTTTGGTTATATAAAAAACTATATTGTGATATTGCACAACAAGGAGAATATGAAGATACAGAACTAGCTCATGTCAACCCTTATGAAGTTAAGATATTAAAACAAATAGGTGGTAGTGGAGAAGTAAATAATAAGACTGGATTACAAGGTTACTTTGGTGGTGGCGGTTCAGCTCCAGCACCTGCTCCATCTGGAGGTTCTGGTAGACAAGAAACTATCTCAAGAGAAGCTCCAGAAATAGAAGCAAGAAAATTAGCATTATACGATCAAGCTATAGAACTAGCTAGACAACCTATGACTATACCAGAATATCAAGTGGCAGGTCCTTCACCATTAGAAAGACAAGCCTTTACACAATCTGGGCAGACTGGTATTGGAGCAGTGCCAGTACAAGCTGGTATTGGTAGCACAGTAGCTGCTGGTCAAACAGCGATGCAAGATATAACACAACAAGGTGGATTGATTGATTCTTTTATGAACCCTTATCAACGATATGTGATTGATGAAATAAATAGACAAAGTGCTATCAAACAAAACCAACAAGCTGCTCAAGCAATAGAGGCAGGTGCTTTTGGTGGTGGTAGAGAGGGTATACAAAGAGCAGAAGAAGAAAGATTACGATTAGGATTAATAGGTCAAGCACAAGCGGATGCGTTTAAAGATGCACGAGCCTCGGCTCAAGCTCAACAACAGTTCCAAACACAAGCTCTGTTAAATCAAGCAAGTGCATTTTCTAATCTAGGACAGACACAACAACAAATGGCTCAGAAAGATATAGCTCAACAGTTATCTGCTGGTCAGTTGCAAAGAGACATAGCACAAAAAGGTTTAGAAGCTCAAAGAGCTACAGAAGTTGCAAGACAAGCTGAACCATTTCAAAGAGTTGAATTTGCAAAAGGTATTATGACTGCTTTACCAACTACAGCATCACAGATTACTGCAACAACAGGACCAGGTGCTAATCCACTAGCACAAGCAGCAGGTGCTGGAATAGGTGCATATGCAGCTTACAATTTATTGAAACCAACTGGACAAACACCGACTTAGGATAGATATGGCAATAGATAACGAAACATCTTTATATACAGCAGATAATGTTTTGGGCACTGTACCGAATGAAGAGCTACGAAACCAAAACAAAGATACAACTACGGAAACTGTTACACAATCAACAGTTGTTACACCTACAACCACGACTAGTGCACCAGTGTTCAACAGAGACCAAAGAGTTGCTCTAACTTTATTACCTTTAGCGAGTGCATTGTTACAAGGTAAAACACAAGGTGGTCAATCACAACTATCTGGTTTATTAGCATCAACTGGTCAAGGACTTGCTGGTTCAGCAAATGCTGCCTTACAAATTGCACAACTAGAAGCACAAAGTGCAAAAACAAAAACCACTACTCCTAAACAATATGTGCTACAAGAGGGTTTTGAAGGTAAAGTAGATGTGGGTGGTACACAATATAGTAAAGCAGATAACATAATTTTTAATTTTACTCCAGAACAAATTAATGCTTACCCTCAAGGTACATTTGTTGAATACACTAAACCTAAAACGGACAAAGCAACTTCTAAAGAAATGTTTGTTGTAAAAGAATTTGAGATTGATGGAGTTAAATATGAAAAAGGCACTAGAGAGATACCACAGTCGGTTATAAACAAACAATTATCTATACAACCTAATGTGTTTGGAAAAGCACCTACCGAAGACTCTGACAAAGCTACTTTTAGAAATTATGTATTCTTAAAAAAGAAAAAAACTTTTAAAAACAAAGAAGGAGAAGAAGAAACTAAAATGGTTAATGACACATCTCAAGCATATGGAGTTTTTGATAGAGATGGTGAATTATTCGTAAGTGTTGGTGGTGAGTTGATTCCTCAATCAAAACTAATTGAAGAAGATAAATTAGGAACTATTTTTACAAAAAGTCAATTTACTGGATTACAAGATAGACTTGATGTAAAAGCATTTCAAAAGTTACAAGAAAAAGCTAGAGACAATCAATTAAAACTTCGAGCATTTAATGATTTATACAGAGCATTACAAGATACAGGAGAGGGATTAACTGGTAGACTAAATCAAATAAGAGCAGGTATTAAATTAAAAACTGGTCAGCAATTAAATGATTCTGAAAGAGCTGCATTAGAAAAAGAAGGAGCTTTAAGAAAATTAATTGGACAGTCAAGACTTGATTTGTTCGGTCCTGGTGTTTTAACAGAATTTGAACAAGAATTAGCAAAACAAGCATTAGTAGGAAACGATAAATTTATAAATCTTGATGTAGCTAAATCCTTACTGCTCAAAGCAGCTCGTAAAGGTATATCAGAATATGAAGCATCTTTGGCAGAGGTACATCAACAAAATGACATAAGAGGACAAGACTATCAATATTTAGACTTTGACTACAGAACTTTACCTTTGTTTGCTGATGATATTATTGAACAGAAAAAAGATCAAGGAGATAGTTTTTAATGACTTACTTAACTAATCAAAGAACGATAGTGCCAGAAAGTGGCACAGAGTTTAATGGTAAAAAAATTAAATTAGATACAAGCTCAGGTGCTCCCACTCAAATAAGAATGTTGGTAGGTAATAGAAATGACCCAAAAGAAAGACTAGAGTTATTAAGAAAATATTATCCTGATGCTATAAGTTTTAATGAAAATGATGCTTTAAAAGAAATAGCTAAAAAAAGAGGCTTTGGAGAAGATAATTTTATTTATACTGTAATTGATGATAATGGTAATGAAGTACAAACTTTATATAACAACCAAACTTTAGATATACAAGATGTTTCTTCTTATGGTAGAACTATAGCTGAAAATATCGGAGGTAGTCTAGGAGCAATTGTTGCAACTGTTGGTGGTCAACTAGGACCTCAAGCTGCTACTCCTGAAGAAATATTCACAGTGCCTATTGCTATAGGTCTTGGTTCTGAAATGGCAGGTCAAGCATACGACAATGCTATGAATATATTAGTCAATCTATCAGGCAAAGAATTAGTAAGTAGAGGTAAATTATCTAAACAAATAGTAGATGCTTTTGCTAATATAGGTATTGAAGCCAGTGGTATTAGGTCTATTGATGCTCTCACAAAAGCCTTAAAAAATGTAGGTCTAACTAAGTTTGTTCAACCTTTAGTTGGTATAGGAAAACAATCTAAAGAAAAAGCCAAAACTTTAGCAAAACAAGCAGCATCTTTAGGTTTAAAAATACCTACATTAGGATTACTTACTCAAAACCCAACAGTACAATTTTTAGAGAAAGTAATGATACAGTCTCCAGTGGGAGTAAAACAATTTGTTAATAAAATAGAAGAGTTTAACACAGGTGTTGGTGATGCTGTAAAAACAATAAGTCGTAAATATGGAAAAGGTGTTACTGAAAAAGAGCAAATAGGAAAAATAATATTTAAAGGCACAGAGGATTATAAACAAAGGTACACCGATATTGCAAATAAATTATATGGTGAAGTAGACCAATTATTTCCAAACAAAGTAAATCTTAAAAATGTTAAAGAATTAGCAACTGAATTACAAACTAAGTTAGACGAAGGTAACATACCAGCAGCTATCAAACCAACATTAACGGAAACTTTGAGGTTAATAAAAACAGCGGAAAAAAACCAAGGACTTAAAATAGGTGTCTTACACTCTAATAGAAGTGATATTTTAAAATTAGCAAGAGAGTATAAAGCATCTGGCACTAAAGATACTTTGGCAGTTAATACATTAAGAGATTTAGCTGGTGCAATAACTAAAGATATGGATGCAGGTATTGAAGCATTTGGTGGCAAAGAGGCAGTAAAAAAATATAAAGAAGCAGCTAGGTTTGTAGCTAACAAAAAAGAAGATTTTGTAAATTACTTAGATGATATTTTAGCAAAAGAAAAAGATGCAGATAAAATTTTCAATTTTGCTTTTGGTTCTGTTAAAGATGGAGGAACTAAAATCAACACTATTTTAAAAAATTTAACTGAGGATGAAAGAGGAGATATAGCCTCTTCTATGATATTGAGACTAGGTTTAAAAAACCCAAGTGGTGAAGTGCTAGATGAAAGTTTTAACCCTAGAACTTTTATAACGAATTGGTCTAAAATATCTCCATCAGCTAAAGATGCTATTTTTGGAAAAGGAGGCAACAGAAAAAACTTAGATGATTTATCTAATGTTTTAAAAAGTTATTTAAAAGGTGAAAGATATACAAATTTTTCTAATACTGGAAATAGTGTTATGACTGCTGTTTTAATGACACCTGTTTTGACTGGTAGTGTGATGGCTTTGGGAGCAAAGGGAGTTGCTTCTGGTGCATTAATGACTGCTCCTTATTTGGCTAGTAAATTATTTACTAGTGAAAGTTTTATGAAAGCTATAATTGAAGGAGCACCCAAAGTTTATACGAAACCTAGTTCATTAGGCACATGGGCAGGAAGATTACTAGATGATGCAAGAAAAGAAGCAGAAAGAAAAAATGATACAACTATAGTGGATGCAGTGGAATTTTACTTACATGATTTGTTATCAAGTGACCCAGTAGAGGCAGAGGATGTATCTGAAGTTGACACAAATATACCAGTAGCTATGGCTCAAGCAGATGTACCAAAAGAAACACCACAACAAACAATAGGAAACATACAACCTTCACGACCCAAAATTAATATTCAACCACCTACTAGAACAACGGAACAACCAGTACAGACTGCTTCCCTACCTATCACTCCTAATACGAAAGGTATTGCGTCTCTCAATAAAGGGGAGCAGTTTGGGGGTTTATTTCCGCAAGATAATCTAGGTCAGTTAATCGCTAACAGGAAAGCCTAAAATGGATAATATGATGTTATGGAACATCTTGCTAACACTGTTAGCCACTGGATTTGGTTGGGCATTTAATAAAATGTTTCAAGAAATAAAACGATTACAAATACTTCTTAATAAAACTAGAGAAGAGTATCTTCCTAAAAAAGATTTTAATTCTGATTTTAAAGAAGTCTTAAATTATCTTCGTAGGCTAGAAGATAAACTAGATAGGCACATGGAGAATAATCGTGGATGAAGAACAAGGTATTACTGCCCTAGGACCAGAGGATTTAGGTACTGTAGAGGTTACTTCAAATGTTGAAGAGACAGAACAAAAAGAATCTGCGTTTTCACAATTTACAGATGAAGCTAAAGCAAGTAGAGGTATTGAAGATTTTAAAAATTTAAAAAAAGGTTTTAAAAAGGCTTTGCCATATATAGGACAGTTAGGTTTAGATCTAGTACCTGGCTCTGGTATAACAGAAATATTTGGTAAGCAACCAGACATAGTTGAAGGTGGTCAGAGACCATCATTTGCAGGTCAAGTTGAAAGAACTACAGAATTAGCTAAAGAGGGTAAAACTACTGAAGCAGTGGTTAGTGGTGTTGACACAGCACTAACAGGAGTAGCAGGAGTTGGTGAGGGTATTATGGTCGCTGGAGCTATGACAGGTCCTCTTGCTCCGTTACTTGTTGGTGCAGGTTTTGCAATCAAAGGATTAGCAAAGGGTGGTAAATTAATTTTACAATCTACAAAAACTGGTAAAAAAATATTAGCTAATTATGATGGTAATGAAAAAATAGGTTTTTCTATTAAAGATGTAGAAGTGCCAAAAGATGTTGAGTCAGACCCAGACATACAAACTTTAGAAGATACTATAGATATACCTACAACAAAGACAGAGGACACCGATACAGAAGTTGCTATACCTGAAAACATAAAAGACTTAAATAGCACAGAAGCGATTACCTCTTATGTTATAGCACCAGAGGATGTAAATAGAAATCAATTAATTGCAAAGATTGAAAACGACCCAGAAGTAAAAACTAAGACAGATAAATATTTAGAGGAAAAAGGTTTTACGGAAGAAACTGTTCCAGTATTTAGATTAATCACTCCTAATAAAAAAGGTGCAGAAATAGGAGAAGAAAGTTTGATATCTGGTTCATTAACACCAGAATCTAACATAGCCACTATGAGATATTTTCAAGGAAGAGGTGGAGGTCAAAAACAATTAGTTCGTTATGATGTGCCTAAAAGTAAAATAAAATTAGCTATGGGTGGTGTTAAAAATGACATCAAACAAAGCTCAAATAAAATTATAAAAGAAAAAGGTATTGGTCAAACAGAACCTAAAAGGACTATAGCTGATTTGAGAGCAGAAGCTATGGGTGGTGGTAGATTGAGTAGTAAAGTTACTAACCCAAGCAAAACAGCAAAAGAATTAATCGATATGCAAGATGAAGTAATTGCTGATGTTACTGGTTTAGAAAAAAATGTTTATGAAGGCAATCCGAATGAAATATTTGCAAATCCTGAGTTAGAAAATATTACAAAAGGTAAGTATAAAAACTACAAAGAAATGCAATCTGATATGCCTGATAATAGAGACTATACCACAAGTAAAGATCTTAATGATTTGTTTAGTAAAAAAGTTACAGCAGAAGAGTTTAGAAAAAGAAAAGATGACAGAGCAAAAGAGGCTTTTGACAAAGTAACAAACTTTTACAAGTTAAGTGCACCTAAACAAGATGAAGGTATCAAGGCTCTAGGACCTAAGACGATAGAAGATATAATCAAACCTAAAGGTGAAATAAGAAACCAAGGAGGTTTTAAATTTAATCCAGAAGTAACACAAAAGAACTTACGACTCCAAAAGACAAGACTAAAAAAATTGAAAGAAGGGGTGCAAACAGCAGGAGAACCAAAAAACAAAAGAATAGTTTTAAAATCAGATAATCCAGACAATCCAGATTTTGCTATTGGTAAAATTAATTTTGACGATTGGACTAAAAGAGTAGAAAAAGTTTTATCAGATGATGAAATAAAAGGAGCAACTAATTGGTATAGTGAAGTTTATGATTATTTTAAATCAGCTCCATATATTAAAAGTGAAGAAGAAGCAAAAACTTTAGCTCAAGCATGGTTTGCTGGTGCACAAAGAAAGTCTCCACAAAAAGCATTAGCTAATGTTCTGTCAATAAGAAGTTTATTAAGACAAGGTAAAACTCCAGAAGAAATATTGGCAATGGACAAGATAGAAGAAGGTGGATTAGAGGGTGCTACTAAAGCCATACTATCTGTGCTTACTGGAAGAGAAGCATCTGGTGTAGGTTTTAAGATAGCAGATTTTAGAGATAACTTAGATAATAAAAATGTAAGGTCTGTTATGGGTAATGACCCAGAGGGTGGACAACCTTTTACAGTTGATGTTCACACAGCAAGAGATATGGGTTTAGTTGACCCATCTTTGTTAAGTTTATTGAAAGACAAGGGATATAAAATACCAGATAATATTATAAATGATTTTGGTGAAGGTGGATTATCAAATGACTTGTATCAAAATAGAGCAATATTTGGTCTTGAGTTGACAGACCATTTAAATAAAATTAAATGGAAAGGTAAAGACGATTGGCAACCCTCTGAAATACAAGCGATAGGGTGGACTACTTTGACTAATCTTTATGGAGGTGTAAATACTGCTGGTAATATTAAAGATGCTTTAAATTTAAATGTGCGTAGAGTCTCAATGGAAGTAGCACCTGGTTCTGGCTCACCTTGGGATAGAATGTTTGGAAAAGATTACTCTGAATTACCTATAAGTGACCAAATAAAAATTAACGATGAAATTACTAATGAAGCAATAAACGACATAGCAAAAAGTGAAAATGTAGATTTATATAATAATGTATTTGGCACTGGTGGTTGGCAGACTTATGTTAACCCTAGCACAGTTCAAGAAATTTTAGGTATTAAAAGTGAAGCAATAAGAATTGGAGCTAAATTAGGATATGTGTTAAACCAAACAGAAATTTTTATTAATGGCTCTAAAGCAATGACTAAAAATCCTCAAGCATATTCTTATGATATTATTGAAAACAATACATCAAATTTAAGAGACTCTAAATATGTAAATGATTTATTCACAAAAATATATGAAAAAACAAATGGTGTTATAGTTGGTTTTCAACCAATAGAAACTATAGATAATAAAGTGGGTATTAGAATAATTGTAGGACAAGATACAGTTAATGATTTTTATAAAAAAAGAAAAATACCTAAAAAAGGTAATGAAAATAAAAAAAATCAATTCTTTGAAAAAGATTTGATAAAACAAGTAGAAGATGTTATACCTAAAGATGTTAATTTTGAATTAAATGTTAGTGAATCAGATTTAACAGTTTTAACAAACGACTGGAAAAGCAAAGGAGGAAAAGATGGGCAAGTTTACAAAGGTTACTTTCGCAAGGACACCAGCTCAACTGACACAACTAAAAGCGACAGGGTACTCGATAATATTAGGCAAAAACTTACGGACAGCTTCAGAGACAAAATCAGAAATGCCCAAGGAACAAAAAGACCAGACACAGAAGAAGTCTTAGTACCAGAAGATATAGAAACTGAAAATATACCAAAAAAATCTATTGGAGGTTTTATAGAACGAAACACCTACGACTGGGTGTATCTCGATGGTTGAACCAGTTACAGCAGTTTTAACTGGTATAGCTCTAGTAAAACAAGCCACTTCATTTATTAAAGACAATATCAATACAGTAAATGATATTTCTGGTATTGCAAAACAGATAGACCAAATGTTTGAAGGTCAACAGCAAATTAACAAAGAAAGGTCTAAACAAGCTAATAGCACAGCTAATGAGTTAGGTTTATCTAATGTTGCTGATTCTATAATAAATGCTAAATTAGCACAGGAACGCATAGCAGAAATTAGAACCCTTATAAATTATAGATTCCCAGTGTCTAACGGACCTAGCACTTGGGATCAAATCTTACTAGAAAGAAAAAGAAGAATAGAAGAAAGAAAACAAGCTATACAAAAGGCTAAAGCTAAAAAATTAAAACAGCAAAAAGAAATGTACGACATGATACGCATGGGTTTTATAGTGTTAGCAGTGATAGCTTTTATTGCGGTAGCTGTAGGTATTACAGTAAAGATAGTTTTAGCACACACGATACTCAACCAAAATGACCAATCCTGTCGAATTTTTGAGCCTAAATATTTTTTAGTGTGCATGTCTGAGGGTAAAGATGCAGCTCTGATAGAGTTTGAATTAGACCAAAAAAAAAATAGAGGTAACTGGATTGTCGATGACGATGAATAATAGTATACTATAATTTTAACCAAGGAGAAACACATGAGAAAAAGTAAAGGTATGAGAAGAATGGCTAAAGGTGGCATGAAGATGATGAGAGCTTCCAAAGGTGGTACAAAAATGATGAAAGCTAGAGGTGGTAGAATGGCATCAAAAGGCGGTACTAAAATGATGGGAGCTATGAAAGGTAGAATGGCATCTAAAGGTTATGCAAAAGGCGGTGTAAAGATGATGAAAGCATCTGTAGGTAATCTAGCTGATATTCGCAAAATGGCTGCAAAGAAAGGCTATAAACTAGTTAAAAAATAAAAGTTGATTTCTTATCATATTACATTACCATAAGGTATGGCATATTTAACTGCAAACATACCTTACTTTAAATGTTGGGTAAGAAAAGAATTTACACACAATCATAGACAGTATCATGGCGAGTTCGTACACGCACTTGCCATTGCGGTTACTTGTATTCCAGATAGGTCTTTATCTTTTCAAGTGGTGTTTACTGGTTGTGAAGATGAAGATACAAGAACAGAGAGTCCACATGGTGGTGCTATGTGGGCAAGGATGCCAATACAAAGTTTGGTAGCTGATGAAATGCTAGATGATTATCCTCCACGAATTCAGAATCATTGGGTACAACCTTGGGATTGTAGCAGCAGATATTTTAGTATTATAAAATACGATAGAGCAAGTAGTTCTCCTTGGATTACAAAAATAGATGGTGACTTTTATAATGCTAAATATTATTTTACTATCGACTACACAAACGGAGATGACATGAACGCATTAGGTGATGATGTAGCACAACACAAACAATCTCATGTACTAGCGATAACTAGTGGTGAGTTCAAAGGTCAGATAGTGGCACAACCAAACAACAGAGTAAGAGCAACCAACCCAGCTTTATGGGTAACAGGATCTGGTGCTCCAGATTTCATTCCTAGTCAATATGAGTTTAGTGCTGAAGATGATGAGTCTTACTTAGACCCTGAATATACATTTGACAATCTCTACAGCGATAAGAAAAAGAAATAATTATCATTCAATCTAGAAACTGTAAAACCTCCTCTCCTAAAGTTTGAGCAGATATTTGTATTTTGTTCTTTAATGCCTTTAGTATAAATTCATCAATAGTTTTAATTGCTACTAAATCTATGTAAGTAACTTTATCAGCAGTCTGACCTTTGCGGTGGTTTCTAGCTTCTGCTTGTAGTCTCTCTTCTAAGTTGTAAGAGTTGTTAAAAAATATTTGTATGCTACTAGCATTTAAAGTTAATCCATATCCGCCTACACTAGGATTGCTAACTAAATATTTACAGTCTTTATCTTCATTAAATTTTTTTACTACACTGGGTCTGTCTTTTGTATCTCCATATAAAGTCACTACTATATTGTTATTTTTATATTTCTTAGCTATCTCTTTTGCTATCAGTTCAATAGAGTATCGAAAAGTAGACCATATAATAACTTTACCATCTATCTCATCTAAGATATTTAGTAGCTCTCTTAACTTAGCATTATCTAATTCAACCAACTTACCATCATCACTATACACGAACCCAGAACAAACTTGTTGCAGCTTAGATATTTCTGTTAACTTGTTTGTGATTGATGCTTGTTTATCTTGTATTATTACTCTTGCTTGTTCTTTTAAAATTTCATATGTATTGCGTTGTTGATTAGATAAAAATATATTTCTTCTCTGCCAAACTTGTGGTGGTAAATCTAAACAATCTTTTTTTAAACATCGATAAGTAAAAGACTCCATCTTTTGTTCTAACTCATCTAGGTTTATAAATTTAATAGGTATCTCTATCTTTCTATTACCAGATACTGATATTCTATTCATTAAACTATATCTTGCCTGAAAAGAATAATACGATTTAAAACCTAATAGATCCTCATCTAAAAATCCTATCTGACTCCATAAATCCAAAGGTGATTTAGTTATTGGTGTTCCTGTAAGTATTCTTTTGTATCTGCATCCTTTAGAAAGTTTTGATAAATTTTTACTTCTCTTTGCGGTTCTATTTTTTATAGTAGTGCTTTCATCAACTACTATCATAGTTTTCAATCCGTAAAACTTTATTAATTCGTATGCAGTCTCATATCCAGACTTATGACTAAATGCCTCTACATTCATTAAATACCATGTTAGACAGTCTGGTCTAGGTGCAAAAGTTTTGTGTATCTTATGCATGAAAATATAATTTTTAGAACTAGCATGTTTATCTATCTCTTCTTCCCAATTTGTATAAACACTATTAGGAGCAATCACAAATACAGTATCGATATTGTTGGTGTCATACAAGTATACTGCATTGTCGATAATAACTTTCGTCTTGCCAGTTCCTTGCTCCATGAACAAACCAAAAACTCGTTGTGTTGCTCCTTTTTTCAAAGCATCTCTTTGATGCTCCATAGGTTGTGTTTTATAATTATGAGACATTTAAGATACAGTTGGTTTTTTGTATATATAATCAGAATAGTCTACTACTTCACAATTTGTATCTTCTAAAACAGTTGTGTAAATAGGAATTACCTTTATTGCTTTAAAAAGATTTCTACCATTATTTGCTTCTATTCGTTTTACTAAATTATTTATGTAAAATTTTTTTGCTTTATCTACTGCTTTTGCCTTGTCTTGCATAACAATAGCTTGATCTACACCATGAATAGTAGGCAAATCAGAATCTATTACTTCTGAAAATCCTATTTCTTTTATTACTAAATTTACTAAATATTTCATTTTTTTTTCCTTTTAATTATGGTTTATAAAATCTTCTATATATTAATAGTAGTAAGAGTTAAGATTTTTTCATAAGCTCTCATATATAAATACACTTCTCAATTAAATTTTTGTCATATGATTGTGTTTTATAATTATGTAGTATAATCTTTTTCTATTATTCCTCTACTTATGTCTCCTCTCCATTGACTGTTTATCCACACCCTTTTACCAGATTTGTAGTTTCTCCAAAAACCTATTACTTCGTGATATTTATTAGTGTTAACACTTCTTTCATATCTTGTTGTGGTCAATATTTTCTTGTTTAAATCAACTATTCTATAAGAATAAAAAGGAGTGTCCGTTTCGTTTCTTTTAATAGCCTCATCTCTATAATCAAAATATTTAATCTCTTCTCTTTGATACTGATTATTAATATTACGAACTATGTGCATAATATACATAGGTAACAATGTTATTTGATTGTAAGACAATCTATGTATTATTCTATTTACTGCTCTCTGATAATCTTTTCTGTACATCTTTGGATGTCTTAAAATAAAATTTGGAGCAGGAGTTGTATTTTGTATGTAAAAAGGCAATACTTTTTCTATATCTATTTTACCACTTTCATGTTTAATATTATTATTGTGGCTTGTAAAAGATTTTATAAGTTGCTCTTTTATCATATCTGTTTGCAATGACTCATTTGTATGAAAAAACCAATCGACAGGAAAGAAACTTAGTTTATTATTATGTACTACAAAACTACTAACACGAGTATTTTTTTCACCAGTTTTGTCTGTACCTTTCTGAAACCAATATCCATGTATATGAAATAAGTTTCCTAGCCAAGGTAAGATTAAAACATAATTATCTAACATTGGTTTGAAGTCATTCATATCTAAATTTTCACTTAAATTTTTTGATCCATGATTTCTTTGCATAATGTGAGTAGCAGATATAGTATCGTTAATTACAACTCTTGTAGCATTTGTAAATTTTAAAAAAATATCATTCATAGCCTCTTTACCCATAATGGTATTAGTATCTACATACTCATCTTTATTTAATTTAATAGTGTTATTAAAAATTCTAAAATGTGTCCTTCTAGGATTTTTAATATAATGTTCAATGTTCTTGAAATACACATTGGCATCTACTCCTAATATTTTTAGTTCATTCATATTTTTATCACCTCCAAGAAAGTGGCATTAAGCCACCTTCTTTTTTTCTTCCTTCTTTTGTAATCCATCCAAGAAGTCGATTGCTTGAGTAGACTTTGTGATTGCTTGTAAAACTTGCTCTGGTTTATTTTCAAGTTGTTCAATCCAACCATTAATATATTGAGCATGGTCACTTCTTACTGTTGGTGAAATACCAAGTAATGCACTCAATATTGCTGAACCAGATTCTGCTACCAACTCTTCTATAGCATAAGCATTATCTCCAAACCTACCAGAGAAATCTCTTTTTAATCTTTTCTCACTGCCTGTCCAATGAACTAATTCATGCAGTAATGTTCCGTAATAAGATTCTGTGTCATGAAAATCTTCGACATTAGGAAGTTTAATAAAATCTCCTTTAGGAGAATAAAAAGCTCTACTACCACCAAAAGTTATTTTTGCTTTTGTGTTTGCAACATATTTCTCAACATCTTTTAATATATCTACTTTAGAAACTTTAACTTCTTCAGTCTTTTTCTCAATCACATAATCTTGAATTTGACTAGCATTGAAAACAGGATATGCAGTAAAGAACCAAATCTTTTTCTTAATATCTTTTAATTCTCCACTATCAGTGATAATGCCAAAATCTCTATCCTCTACTTCTATTTGTTTAGTAAAAAAAACATGATGAGCAGTTTCACCTTTTTTAATATAGTAACCTTTATCTTTCCATGCTTTAGAAGTACCCCACAGATTACTTTCGTAACCATTCTCTTGAGCCTCTATTGCTAAGTTAATGATATTAAAACCATTGTAAGTTTTACCATCAGATATTTTTATTGGAAGTTGTAGTTGAGCTATTTTAGATGACCAACCTTGTTTCCAGTTCTTGCCTTCAGTTTTTAATAGTTGCTTTAATCTATCAGCAGCTTTGTTAATGATTTCTTTTCTTGTTTGTTTTGCTTTATATTTCTTCATCGTTTTTTCCTTTGTTTTATTATGAGAAAAATGTCTCACGAATCATTTATATAATATTTTATTATAAATGTCAACATATCACAATATATTTATTATATCTTATTATCATAAGTTATATTTTGTTTAGGTATTTCACCTATTTATTTTTTTATTTGACTTAACCTGTTTTATTTTGTAAAACAAAAAAATACTGAAAGGAGTTATTTATGAATTTAGAAGAAGAAGCAAAGAAGATTTCAGAGCTCAGTACAGACAGTATCTCGGACATTGCTACTCAGTGTGATTCATTAATATTACTTCAAGATAAAATTAAAAAGACTGAAGAATCATTAAAAGATTTGAAAGAACAAGAACGAAAATTATCTGAGGAAGTAATACCTAATTTATTACACGAAAGTGGAGTGACTGAGATTAAGACCACTGATGGTACTACAGTTCAAGTGAAACCTTTTATCAAAGCATCTATTACAAAAGCGAATCAAGAAAAGGCTTTTGCATGGTTACGAGATAATGGGTTTGAAGATATTATCAAAAATCAACTATCTGTAAACTTTAGTCGTAGTGAGGACAATCAAGCTAACGATATTTTTGAAGATTTAAAATCTAAAGGACTAGCAGTTAGTCGAGACGAAAAGGTAAATACAAACACATTGACTGCCATGATGAAAGATTTAATCTTAGTAAAAAACGAAGCAGTTCCTATGGATGTATTTTCAATTTATCAATCAAACAAAACTAAAATAATAAGGAGTTAACATGCAAAAAGAAATAGCAACCAAGAAACAAAATTTACCAACCAAAATAAATTTAGAGGAGTTTGCCGACCAAGGCACAGAGGACATTACTGCCAAAGACCAAAAACTGCCTATCTTAAAAATACTATATGCTAATAGTCCAGTGTTGGATGAAAGCGATGGTAAGTTTATTGAGAAAGCAAGACAAGGTGATATATATAATGAGGTCACTGGTTCATTGTATAAAGGCAAAGATGGAATTTATGTTGTGCCTTGTTACTACAAAAATTCTTATAATGAATGGGCAGACAGAGGAGACTCACCAGGTAGACCCATAGCAATCCATACAGACCCAAATGTAATGAACAGAACACAAAGAGGTGATGATGGAAAAGACAGAATTATGGAAGGCGAAGGTCAGGGTAATTACATAGAAGATTCTGGTAATCACTTTGCTTATATTTTAAATGATAAATTTGAACCAATAGAGTCTGTTCTAATTGTTATGAAATCTACACAAAAGAAAAAATCTAAAGTGTGGAATAGCATGATGAAATCTCGAATGGGTACTGGTACTAATGGAAGATTTGTTATGCCAAGTTGGGCGACTGTTTATAAACTTTCCACGACAAAAGAATCTAATTCACAGAACTCTTGGTATGGATGGGTTATTGAATATGTAGAAACTTTAGATGTAACAAAAGACAATGATACATTACAAGCTACGAAAGAATTTTATGAAGCAGCTAGACAATCAGATATATTTGGAAAGGTGGATTTTGAATCTGAAAATGTTGAAAAGACAGTAGAAGAAAAACCTACTAAAAAACAACAAACTAATTCAGACGATACTCCTTTCTAATGCATGAGGAATTGTCGGAGTTATTTAAAGGTAGCTCTGACTCTTTTATCAAGTCTACCACAGATGGTAGGCTTGATGAGAGAGGTAAGAAAGTAACAACTTACACTACTGTAAATAAGTCCATAACCAAGAGAGATTGGAAGGCTCACTTAGACGGAAAAGTTCGTATAGGTGTTCGACCAGAAAGAGAGGGTAAGTGTCGGTGGGGATGTATTGACATAGATCCTAGCTCTTATAAAAATTATTCACAGAAAAAATATGTGGATATAATAAGAGATTTTAAATTACCGCTAGTGCCAGTAAAATCTAAATCTGGTGGTCTACACATTTTTGTTTTTTTAAATGAGTGGGTAGATGCAAATAAAGTAGCGGATAAATTATCAACCATAAATAATAAATATTTTTTAGCTCAAGAAATATTTCCATGTAATAAAGCATTGAACATGCCTTATCAAAATATGAATAGTAGTATGGAGTTTGCATATAACGACAATAACAATCCAGTATTAATACAAAAGTTTATTCAAATAGCAAAAGAAAAAACATTATCACCAGAAGAGTTTTTTAAATTACAGATAAAAGAATATGAACCAGAAAAGTCTTGGAAACATTTTCCGCCTTGTGTGCAAAAGTTAATACAAGAGCAATGGACAGGTAATAATCGAAACAATTATTTATTTAATGTGTTGGTACTAGAAATGAAAAAGAATAATGCTAACACAATGCAAACTTTAGAAGAGATTGCACAAAGTAGAAACACACAAATATTTCATAATCCATTACCACGAAACGAAGTTACACAACTAACAAAGAGTGTACACAAAAGTAGTTACGATTATCAGTGTCCGCCAAAGCATCCAGAGTATGCACCAATATGTAATAAAGAATTATGTAAACAAAGAAGGTTAGGAATTGGTGAAGCTACACCAGAGGTGATAGAAGATTTTTCTGACATAACTTTTATACGAGATACAAAAACTATTTACTATGAGTTTAGTTATCAAGGACAACGAGTCACGATACAACCAGAGGATATGAAAGATGAAAAAACTTTTCGCACTAGATTATTACGATATAGAATTTTTTGGATGACATTACCCAAAAGTAAAAAAGGTCCTTCACCATTTGAACTATTAATGAAAGGTATTGTCGAAAGATCAGTAGAAGATTCGCAACACAAGTTTGAAGATACAGTAGAAGAAGAAAAATATAATACATTAAAAAAGTTTTTTGAGAGTCACATTGAACAAGATAATTATGAGAGATTAAAAGATGGCTATGTCGTGTTAGATACAAACACTAACACTTGTTATTTTAAAAAAATAACTTTGGATAAATTTATTAAGAAAAATGCAGCACGAATATTTAACACTACTACCGATGCTTTGCGTTTGTTAGGATGTAGAAGAAAAGATTATCATGAAGGAGAAAAAAATATCTGGCATGTAACATTACCAGAATTTATTAGTCACGAAATTATTAAACAAAAACCAAAAGAGAAAGTAACAGAATTAGACGAAGAGTATCATGACAAGTTTAAAACATAAAAATTTAAGACATTTACAAAAAATTAATTCTAATAGTCATCATCATCCTTTAGAAAAAGTAAATCAACTTAAAGAATTTAAAAATTTCATCTATGGAGATATATTAGAGGTTTTTGCTGGTCAAGGTAATTTAACTAATTTTTATAAAAAGTTAGGTAATGTTACTCCTTTAACAAAAGAGATAACTGGAGACAGTTTTGAATACATTTATAAATTAAGAAGTCAGAAAAAAGTATATGATGTAATTGACATAGATGGTTATGGTTATCCTTCTAAATTTTTTCCAATGATAATTGAAATGATAAAAGATGACGGATTGTTAATTTTTACATTTCCTATTTTAGGAGTACAAAATATTAATGGAATAACTGAGCAACATTTTATAAATTTTTGGGGTAGTTATAGACCTACAGTAGGAGATGTAACTGGTAGAGTTACAGATTATGCACTAAGAGATTGGAAATTAGCAAGTTTATTATCTTGTAGAAAAATTAAACCCATATGGAGATTTATTTTTAAAATTAAACAAGAAAAAGCTACTCTATTTTGTAATGTGAGAAATAGAAAATGAGTTTAGGACTACAGAAACAAAAAGAGATACATAAAAAAACTATAAAGATTTTTGGACCGCCAGGTACTGGAAAGACTTATACTTTAATTGAACGCATCTTAAAAAGATATTTAGCAAAGGGTGTGCATCCTAATGATATTGCTTACATAAGTTTTACAAACAAAGCGGTCAATGAAGCAGTAGATAGAGCTATCAATACTTTTCCTAATTTTAGTATTAAAGATTTTGAAAGATTTAAAACACTACATAAATATTGTCGTAGATATTTTGAAGAAGAAATATTTGACCCAAAAAACTGTATGATAGATTTTGCATTACAAAGTAAAATTATTAAAACATCAGATAATCGTTTAGCTGACGATGGTTTTATATATAAAGATTGGTCACTAGGAGTGTATGACAAAGCACGAAACACGATGCAAGATCCAGTGTTAACGTATAAAAAAGAAACATATAAAAAAGATTCCTTAGAAATATATTTAAGAAAAATATCAACCTACCAACACTACAAAAAAGATAGCTTTATAGATTTTACTGACATGATAGAACGAGCTATTGATGAAGTAGATTTTCCAAAACTTAAATTATTAATACTAGATGAAGCTCAAGACTTTACTCCACTACAATGGTCATTGATATATAAAATGGTAGATAACATAGACCGCATTTACATAGCTGGTGATGATGACCAATCTATTTATTCTTGGAGTGGAGCAGACTCAAAATATTTTACACACTATTTTTCTGGTAGAAAAGTTGTGCTACGACAAACAAAAAGATTTGGACAAGCTATCTATGACTTCTCACAAATTATTCGCAGAGGTATTATCGATAGTTTGGATAAAGAATATTATCCGTCTGATAAAGATAGTTATGTAAAACGATATTTAAATTTTCGAGAGATACCATTACATTTAGAAGGAACTTGGTACATCTTAGGTAGAGTTAATTCTACAGTAAATGAATTACGAATGATGGCTAAAGATGCTGGTTTATATTTTGCGGATAATCGAGGGAATAAATCTTTTGACCAAAAGCAATGGGATGCTATTAAAAGTTGGACTAAAATTAGTAATGGTAAAAGCATCACGAAACACGAAGCAGAAAACATGATGAAATATATTCGTGAAGTAAAAGACAGTTCTTTTCGTTCTGTAAAATTTTGGGTGAGCTTACCAGATACACAAGAGTATGACTTTGATGGGTTAATTGATTGGTGTGGGTTAAATTTAAATGACGATAGTGCTACTAAACCTTGGTATGAAATATTGAAAAGAAATTTTCATCCACCACAGGTTACATACTTTGTAAGATTGTTACAACGATATGGTCAGAAAACTTTGGATAACGAACCACAAATAATTATTGATACTATTCATTCTGTCAAAGGTGGACAGAGTGAAAATGTATTAGTATATAGTCGCACTAATTGGATAGCTTCTTTTCAAAACAAAACACCTTTTGAAAAAAGTGAAGAACGAAAAGTTTTTTATGTTGCAGTAACAAGAGCTAAAAAAAGATTACACATACTAAGCACTGACCATAAATATAATTATCCGATTGGTGAAAATTATCTTACTTATTTAAGGGAGAAAAAAAAATGAAATGTTATAACTGTGGAACAGAATTAATATGGGGTGGAGACCATGATTGTGAAGATGATGAGGAGCATGAGATAATGACAAATTTATCTTGTCCTAATTGTGATGCTTTGCATTTAGTATACTGGGGTAAAAAAGAAGATGAAAAGAAAAAATAAAAAGTATGCAGTGTACGCAAAAAAAATTATTTATTACAAGAGACAAGCATTAGGAAGAAGTGAAGAAGAAGTGAAAAGCAAGATGGAAAGATTAAAAACAAAAGACACTTATGATATAATAGACACAGAGTTTTTTATAAGTGAAATTTTACAGGAGGAGTAAATGACATATATAATAGCTTATACAATTATCAGTACCATAATTGGTTTACATAATGCAGGAGTAATATGATGAGTAAATATCAAATTAATTATAAAATGGAATTTAAAACTAGACCGAGCAAATTTGAAGTAGAATGTAAATTATTTGATTTGCTAAAAAATGGTTTTACTTTAAAATCAGTAGAAGAGACAAATACTTTCGTAAGAAAAAAACACATACAGGAGAAAAATATTGAAAGAAAAATTAAGTAAAACTTTATTAGATTTTTTTGAGAAAAATAAAGACATACCAGAAGAGACAGTAGAAGAGTTACAGTTAGTCTTGAATAAAGTATATGATAATGCTTCTGATGAGGAGGATGAGTTATGGAACAAAGGTGGAGATTATTACAAAGAATATAAAATACAACCTTCACAATTTATTAACAAAAACGAATTAGGTTTTGCTGAAGGCAATGTTATTAAATACATTTGTAGACATAAAAGCAAAGGCAAAAAGTCTGACATACTAAAAGCAATTCATTATTGTGAAATGATTATTGAAAGAGATTATGAATAGTGGTGTACAATTAGTTTTTCCGTTACAACAAACCAACATGTGGTCACCACCTACAGAGTATGTAGATTTATCAGATTGTGATGAGGTAGCGATAGATTTAGAAACAAGAGATGATGGTATTAACAATGGGCTAGGAGCTGGTTGGGCATTAGGTAAAGGTGAGATTATTGGTTTTGCAGTGACCTCGAAACATGGTAGCTTCTATTATCCGTTTGGACATTTAGGTGGTGGTAATCTTATCAAGGAACAAGTCTTACGATACATGAAAGATATTTGTGCATTACCTTGTCGTAAAATATTTCACAACGCATCTTATGATGTTGGATGGTTACAATCGTATGGAATAAAAGTAGAAGGTGAGATCGTAGACACAATGATCGCTGGTTGTTTAATCGATGAAAATAGATACTCTTATTCTTTAAACGCATTAGCAAAAGAATATCTTGGTGAGATAAAAGCGGAACAAGGATTACGAGAGTCTGCTCAACTGTATGGTGTTGACCCAAAAAATGAAATGTGGAAACTACCCTCTGAGCATGTTGGACATTATGCAGAACAAGATAGCAAACTTACTTATAATTTATGGCAACGATTTAAACATGAAATAGTAAAACAAAACTTAACAACTATTTGGGAACTCGAACGAGATTTATTACCACACTTAATTGAAATGAGAAGTCGAGGTATACGAGTAGATACTGATGGTGCAGAAAAATTAAAAATAGATTTTAAACAAAAAGAAAAAACTATATTACAAAATATAAAAAAGTTAGTTGGTAAAGATGTAGACATATGGGCAGCAAGAAGTATCGCTACAGCTTACGATACACTAGGTATTGAATATCCTAAAACAGTAAAGACTAAAGAACCAAGTTTCACGCAACAATGGTTAAACGATGATACGAATGATATTTCAAAATTAATTGTACAAGCAAGAGAGCTTAATAAATTTCATAATACTTTTATTAATAGTATTTTAAAATACACACACAAGGGTCGAATACATGCAGAGATAAACCAACTACGAGGAAACAATGGTGGCACAGTAAGTGGTCGATTATCTATGAGTAATCCAAACTTACAACAACTACCAGCAAGAAATAAAGACTTTGGTAATTTAATACGAGGATTGTTTTTACCAGAGGAAGGTGAGAAGTGGGTAGCCTTAGACTACTCGCAACAAGAACCAAGGGTCGCTGTTCATTATAGTTTAGCTTTAGACTTCGATGGTGCAAAAGAAATTGCTAAAGCATATGAAAGCGGTGATGGAGACTTTCATCAATCAGTTGCAGACTTATGTGGTATTGATAGAAAAAGTGCGAAAAGTATTTCATTAGGTTTAATGTATGGTATGGGCAAAAGTAAATTAGCGAATATGCTAGGTTTAACTTTTGATGAAGCAAGTTCTCTTATTGATAAGTATAATCGCAAAGCACCATTTTTAAAAATGCTATCTGATAAGTGTATGGATAAAGCACAAAACGAAGGAGTAATACGAACTAAGTTAGGAAGGAAATGTCGTTTTGATTTATTTGAACCGAAAGACTTTGGAGTACATCAAGCAGAAAAATTTGAAAATGCCAGTGCAAAGTATGGAGCTAAAAACATTAAACGAGCTTACACATACAAAAGTCTTAATCGATTGATACAAGGAACAAGTGCAGACTCTACAAAGAAAGCAATGTTGGATTGTGCAACCTTGGGTCACTTGCCTCTATTACAGGTTCACGATGAATTGTGTTTTAGTATAAAAGATAAAAAAGATATTGAGATTATAAAAAAAACTATGGAGAATTGTGTAGAGTTTTTAATTCCAATGAAAGTGGATGTAGCAATAGGTGATAATTTTGGTGAAACAATATAATATCACTTGACTTATTTTGTAATATCACATATTTAATAAGACATGGCAAAAATACTTTTAATAACTATTTTTGGAGCTAATACAATCGTTTGGTTGTATTTAATATTATTAACTTTATAGGAGATTATTATGGACACGACTAAATGGAGAACAGTAGCAATACGAGTAGAAGATTTTCAATTACTAAAAGGATTGTGTGAAAAGAAATACCGCAACCCAGCAGCTATGATTGGTAAATTAGTAAATGATTACATTACTTACTTATCTAAAAAAGAACAAATTAAAATAGAAAAATTAAAGAAGCAGTTGATGAATGGACAGAAATAGTGGGTATGATGGATGATGCCTGGAAAGAAGCGATAGCTTCTGTAGGAAAAAAAACTCTCGACAAAAAACAACAAGGCGAATATGTTATCTGTAATGTTTGCAAAGGGGAAGGTGTTGTATTAGTCGATGACAAAGAAGACTCCAAAGACAGTTCTGTTTACAGAGATAAGTTATGAGGATTTTGAAGAGTTCTTAAAACTGCATCTCGATAATATAAAAGAGTTGATGGAGAACCTTGATCCACGAACCTTGATGCCAGACGATAGACATTTATATATTGATACTATCTATGCTCAATATATATTACATAAAAACAAGGGAAGTCCGTTAACAAAAACATATAAGGAATTTTTAGTTGATGCTATTAAGTTATACGGACATTAATGTATTTACCGCAACCAAATGTATTGGCAGTTTTAGGATATTATAATAGTAAGCAAGTTTTGTTCACAGAACGCAATCCAGAAGAACAATTATTTTGTTATGTGGTTTTAAATTGTATTGAAGATGTTCTCGTACCACACAGTGATAGAAAATCTGCTCTATTGAAATGTGAAGCTCACAACTGGTTAGTAGGAAATAGTAGAGATTTTAATTTAGTGTGTGATTGGGCATTATTAGATCCAGAACATATTAGTCAATCGTACATCAAAGCATTAAAAAAAGGTCTCGTTAAATTTACCACGAGACAAGTAAAATGGCAGAAGTATTACAACAATTATCTAGAATTAAAATCTATTAACATTCGTGAAAAGAGAAGAAGAAAAGGTGAACTCAAAAGACTACGAGAAGAGATACACCAATCAACGACCACGTTTACTTCTACTATCTATATGAGTGTTATCTAAAATATTCGAAATTGTAACTAGTTTCATTATCCGATATTAATTTAGCTCCGTTTCTTAAATGAAACCTTTTAGCCATTTCTGTTTTTGGTGATAATGTTACAAATCTTTCAGTTTGTAATAATGGTAACAATTCGTTTAATATAGTTCGACCATAACCTTTTTCATATGACCACACTGTATAAAATATTGTAAATTCTTTTGCATCCTTTTGTGAATACATTTCTAATTCTTGCATACTAATTGGCAGCTCAAATGTATTAGCAATGCACACAACTGCTTTGTCTTGTATTGTATAGATCTTTCTACCCTGTGTTGTTCTAAATCTATAACTAACATCTCGCACTGGGTCGTCTTTAATTTTTACTTGTGCTTGGTTCGTTACTTTACTTAGTTTCAATTTTGTCTGGTGTAACATCAATTATGTTTTTTGCTTCGCCAATCTTAGACTCTAATTCTTCTAGTCTTTTTTCTAATTGGTCTCTACTCATTCCTTCCAAAGTAGAATGGGTTATCTGTTTGTGGTCTACATATAATCCTGCTAACTGACCAGAACGATATTCCGCATTAATAGATGCAGTAAATTGTCCTTTGGCAGAAGATTGGTCTCGTAAATCATCTAGTATTTTGTATCTTCTTAATTTATCTTTCTCGTACTTTTCTTTTTCTTCTAAGAGTCTCTTTTCCATGTATCGGCAAACATGAGGGTTTGTATCTGGGTTCGTTAACTTCGATGCAAGGACAAAGGCACTTTCTCTTGTCTTAGGAGTGTACCCAGCTTCTAACAATGCATCGGTCTTTGTTATTTGACCCCACTTCATAACAAGTATATCAATAAACCTTTTTTGTTTGTCTGTAAGGTCTTTAGATGTACGAACCAATTTACTTCTTTGAGGCATCACGAATCACTTTCTATTTTTAGAAATACTATATAGCACTTCCTTAGAAAATAAAAATAAAAAAAAAATTTGCACGAAAAACAATCCTAGAAACAGTATTTTTCCCAAAATCTAGGAATTTTTCCCAAAGTTTTCCCAAAACTTTTTCTCTGTAATGGTATGTTTTCTGGGTTTTTTTCCATTTTCCCAGAAATATGGTCTTCTTAGAACTTTTTTTTATTTTTTTTTTTCTAAGCAACGACTATATAGGAAAATTGGGAATCTAGGAAAACTAATTGTTTGACTATGTGATATGATTTGATATACTTATTATATAACAAAGGAGAAAAGAAAATGACAAACTTAAACTTAAAAGAAGAAACACAAAGACAATTAGATGCTAGAGTGTTCCACACAAAAGTAGCTAAACAAGAAGTTCTTGATGCAATACAAAATCAATATAGAGTTGTTGTAAAAGAAAACGACCACCTTACAAAAAATCTTGATGGTATTAAAGTAACTTATAGAAAAGATTATGGCTATAAAATTAAGTCTGGTGATATTAGATGGAACTATACAGGAACTTGGTCTAAAGAAGAAGTTGTTAAAATTATAGAAAACAACAAAGAACACTATACTGATGAGGATTATGAAATAGTTGAAGCTACCATTAAGAGATACAATGGAGTAGATGTTAACAACGATTTATACCCTAGTAAAGAAGCAGTTTATGTACCAGATTCTTTACATCAAGTATCAGAGAAAAAATTATGGACCTTAAAGTATAACAATGTAGATGTTGAGAAAGTTCTTAATCTTAAAAAATTAAGAGAAGAAGTAAAAGGCTTACCAATTAAGAAGTTAACTACTCAACAAAGAGCAGAAGCAAAAATTGCTGATATTTTTTCACCAGAAAATTATGAGACTTGGAAAGATATTATCAAAACTTTAAAAACTGATTTTGTTGATTATGATAAAAGATATGTTGATGGAGTGATTGAACATTATAAAAATAAATATGTAGCATTGCAAAACTTTAAAGAAAATAATAATAGTAATTCTTTTGCTACTTATGGTGCTTACATCAATAAGTTAGTTGAGATAGCAGGTGGTAAAACTTTATATAAAACTTTTGAATGGAGAACTTTAGAAGATGTTTTAGCAATTGCTAAAAAAGATGCAGAGGCTAAATTAAATGCTAGAAATAATAGTATAGCAACTAAACTTACTAAAGTTGGTATTACAGAAGTTTTAAAATCAACTGTTACTAGAAGCACAGATGGGTTTCATGGTTTTTATAAAGTTAATACTACTAACGGAATACAAACTGTTGAAATTGATACTATCATTGCAGGTGGTTACAACATTCAATGTATACATTATAGAACACTTGTAAAAGTAAAGGAGAGTGCTTAACAGCACTCTTCTCTAAATAATAACAAAGGAGAATAAAATGATTAACACTATTAAATTACCTAAATTTTTATATTTTGATTATTTAGAAATAGCAGAAGAGGAAAATAGACCTTTTCCAAAAATAATAAAAGAAACTAAACAAAATATATTTGTAGAAAAGGTTTATAACAATTCTTTGAGATCTTTATATTATGAAGCATGGTATTGGTCGCAGCCACATTGGTCTTTGCAAGTAGGAGACCCAGACCAAGCAAAACACATATCAGCAAGATATACAGTCAAAGCTATCAATAAACATTTTAAACATTTAACTGACTTAGAAGATTGGAATAAATTTATTAAGGAGAAATAAATGACTAAAGATTATGATTTTATAATTAATGACAATGGTAGTATTGTAGAGTTTATACCACAATCTACTGAGGCAGAATATTTTTGGGAAAACAAAGTTGATGCAGAGATAGGTTTTTTTGCTGAGAAGAATTATGCTAATGATATTTTATGTGGTATTCTTACAGAAGGATTAAGTTATAAGTTAAATACTTTATGGAGATAGTTATGAGCAAATATAAAAGTTTGTTGATGGATAGAGAACAAGAATTAGATCGTAAGATTAATCTATTCACAAAACGAAAAGATAAAGTAGCAAAACTATTTAAAACTTTACCGCCATCAGTTTGGTCACACAATTTTTGGATGGAAGTAGGTATTAAATTAGAAAAAGAAATTAAGTTAATGAAGTTAGAGAAAACTAATATTAGTTATTGATATTCCTTACTAGTCATAGTAAGGTTTTTATGGTCGTTTTTTTAACGATTCCTTTGTTGCACTGACCAGTTTTGTCGCTGGTCGGTGCGTTTAGTTAGGAAGTCATGGAAAAGAATTTATGGTATCAACTTAACTTACTTCAGAAACAAGATAAGGCATGGCATATGACAAGGATAGAAAGCTCTACAATTAACGGAATCCCAGATGTTCATGCATGTGTGTATGGCAGCTCATTTTGGTTAGAGTTAAAATCAAATGAAGATAAGAATTTTGGATTATCTAAATATCAAATCATTTGGCAAATAGATTACATTAATGCAGGTGGTTTAGTTTACAACTTAGTTTTCGCACCCTCGCAGAGGCTGCTCAAACTTATGAGAATTTTGCCCTCGATGTTCGCTTTTTGTTCTGGAAAAGAGGACAAAGTTGAGAGGTTCGAGGTGCTTGATACAGTAAAATATAACAGCGAAAACTTACACAAAATAATTAAGTCGATTCCGATTCGAAATAGTTAGTTCGCATAACATACATTATGTTAAAAAAAGACGTTTGTTCTTGGTTTGTTCTCCATGCATCGGTAAAGAAGGCTCATGGTAATTTTGCAACTGGTCAAGCATTTTTTTTATTTTTTTTAGGGTCGCAAAAATTTATGTTACTGCATATGCGTGTATAGGTTAAGTAAGATACATATATATAAGAACTAAACATCTAAATTTTTTTATGATATAAATATTGCATGAGTGAAACAGAACATCTGACTACTGATAGATTAAGATTACAAGTTGAAAAGTTACATATTGAACATATAAAACTTTGCCAAGATAATTTTTTATATTTTGTTCAAGAGATGTGGCAAGATTTTATTTGCAGAAAAGAAAAAGAAAAAAGCAAATGGGGTCATCATCAAATTATAGCTAACGAGTTTTCAAACATAGCTTCAGAAAGAAAAGGAAGGCTCATAATAAATATGCCACCAAGACATACAAAATCAGAATTTGCATCTGTATATTTTCCAGCATGGATAATAGGTAAGTTTCCAAAATTAAAAATTATGCAAGTATCACATAACACAGAACTTGCTGTACGATTTGGAAGTAAGGTTCGAAACATAATTGATTCTTCTGACTACAAACAAATCTTTGGAGATGTAAAATTGCGTGAGGACTCCAAAGCAAAAGGAAGATGGGAAACTAATCAAGGTGGAGAATATTATGCTGCTGGTGTTGGAGCATCGATAACAGGTCGTGGTGCGGATTTATTAATTATTGATGATCCCCACACAGAACAAGATTCTATGTCCGACTTAGCAATGGAACGAGCATATGATTGGTACACATCAGGACCTAGACAGAGATTACAGCCTGGTGGTTCTATCTTATTAGTTATGACACGATGGGCAGAGGATGATTTGACTGGTAGATTATTGAAGGCTCAAAAAGAACCCAAAGCAGATTCATGGAAAACCATTTCGTTCCCAGCTATCTTACCAGATGGTAAACCAGTGTGGTCAGAATATTGGGAACTATCTGAATTAGAAAAAATAAAAGCATCGTTACCAGTTCGTAATTGGTCAGCTCAATACATGCAAGAACCAACATCCGAGGAAGGTGCAATTATAAAAAGAGAATGGTGGCAACCTTGGAAGGAAGAACACATACCTAATTTAATTCATGTCATACAAAGTTATGATACTGCGTTTAGTAAAAAAGAAACTGCGGACTATTCAGCGATTACAACTTGGGGAGTTTTTTATCCAGATGAAGTAACACCAAATATAATTTTGTTAGATGCCATACGAGGTAAATATGATTTTCCAGAATTAAAAGTTGTTGCTATGGATGCGTATAAATATTGGGAAGCAGAAAGTGTGATCATAGAACAGAAAGCAAGTGGTGAACCTTTAACACAAGAATTTAGAAGAATGGGTATACCAGTGATTCCATTTATACCAAGTAAGGGTAACGATAAGTTTGCAAGAGTAAATGCGGTTGCACCCTTATTTGAAAGTGGAGCAGTTTGGTTTCCATACGGAGAAAGTTTTGCAGATGCAGTGATAGAAGAATGTGCAAGTTTTCCTCATGGTGCAAATGACGACTTTGTAGATAGCATGACACAAGCAATGCTTCGGTATAGACAAGGCAACTTTGTTGAACTATACTCGGACTATGTAGACAATGAGGATTTACCTCCAAAAGAATATAATTATTATTAAGGAATAGTTATGACCAATATCAAAGTAAAAAAAATAGACCCACTTAGTGAACGACTAGACAAAGCTGGATTAAGAGGGGGATTTGGTAAAAGCAAACCAACTTTAAATAAAAAAGATAAACAAGTGATAGATGCTTTTTACAAAGGCAAAGAAGCAAGTAGTAATAAATTAACTTCAGATGGTAAAACTTTAGAAATAATGGGTTTAGGAAGACAGAACATAGCGAAAAGAGATAAAGGAGAGTTTGGTGATTTTAATATTACAGCTAAACCAAGTGGCAGAACAACACAAAGCATATTAAGATATATAAAAAAAACTTTTCCAAAAGACAGAATAAAAAAAGACGCTACGAAAATGGTAAAGAAAAAAAACAAAGGCGGATTACTTGTTACTCCTAAATTAGCTCAAAGAGGTTTTTAATGATTACCAAAATAAAAAACATTTTTAAAAAAATTAAAAGAAGGCTCTTTGGAAAATTGTGCGAGTGTATGCCAAAGAAAAAAAGTAAAAGAGGGAGACCTAAAAAAAAATGAGTAGTTATACTGAAAATTTACTAAGAAAAAAAATTATAGAAGATGAAGCTAGACTTAGAAAAGGTCCTAAGAAAAAAGTAGTTGAAGAAGAGAGAGCTAGTTATCAACCAAAAAGTAAAGTAAAAAAACCTAAAAAAGATAGTGGTGCAAGTTTTTCAGAAAAGTTAGGAGCATTTACACAAGTCACTGGCATTGACCCAATACAAAATTTATTAGAAGGACCTAGTCGACCAGACATAGATGTACCAGATTTAACAAGTGAAATAAAAGCTAGAGTAGAACAACAAAAAGCAAGAATAGCTTCTGCACCAAAAATGTTTCCTATGTATTATGAAAGAGCTAATGAGGGTAAATTTTTTAACAAGTCCGTAAAAGTAAAATGCAAATTAGGTAGAAATAAAAAAACAAAGATATACTAATGGATGAAGAGAACACACAAACTAATGAGGAGGTGACTGATGAAGAAGTTACGGAAGAAACTCCAATCGTTGAAGAAGAAGTTAATGTTGAAGTTAAAGAACCTTCTGAAGAAAACGAACAGAGCCAAGAAGAAAAAATAAAAGATTTAGTTGATGAAGTAAAAATATTTTATTCTAACTTAGCCGAGGATATGGATGAGAGAGTCCTTGGTAGAATATCAAGTGAACTAATAGCAGATTACAAAAAAGATAAAGAGAGTCGAAGTGACTGGGAAAAGTCTTATACCTCTGGGTTAGACTTATTGGGGTTTAAGTACGACAATGAGAGTAGACCATTTCAAGGTGCGAGTTCCGTTACACATCCACTACTTGCAGAATCTGTAACACAGTTTCAAGCTCAAGCCTATAAAGAATTATTACCTTCTGATGGTCCTGTTCGTACTCAAGTGGTAGGGGAACAAACCAGAGAAAAAGAAGAACAAGCTCAACGAGTAAAAGAGTTTATGAATTATATGATAATGGAACAGATGGAAGAGTATACTCCAGACTTTGATCAATTATTATTTTATTTACCATTAGCTGGTTCTGCGTTTAAAAAAATATATTACGATGATGTCATGCAAAGGGCGATTGCTAAATTTGTACCAGCAGAAGATTTAATTGTTCCCTACTATGCAACCGACTTAAAAGATTGTGAACGAATTACGCATGTAGTTAAAATGAGTGAGAACGATATTTTAAAAAAACAAAGAACTGGTTTTTATAGAGATGTTGAAATTTTACCTAGTCGCATGGATGACGACTCAGTGCAAGATAAATATAATTCTATTGAAGGAGTATCTCCGTCGGATGATAAAGAATATCAGTTTAATGTTTTGGAAATGCATGTTGATTTAGATTTAGAAGAGTATGAGTCAGAAGTCTCAGAAAAAAATATCAAAGTTCCTTACATTGTAACGATTGATGAAGGTTCACAAGAAGTATTAGCTATCTATCGTAACTACGATATGAACGATGCGTTAATGAAAAGAAAAGAATATTTTGTACATTATAAGTTTTTACCTGGTCTTGGGTTCTATGGCTTTGGTTTAATACATATGATTGGTGGATTATCAAAAACTGCAACTGCTGCATTGAGACAATTATTAGATGCTGGTACTTTGAGTAACTTACCTGCTGGTTTTAAGTCACGAGGTCTACGAATTAGAGATGATGACCAGCCTTTTCAACCAGGTGAGTTTAGAGATGTCGATGCACCAGGCGGTAATATCAAGGATCAGTTTCAAATTTTACCATTTAAAGAGCCAAGTTCTGTTTTATTTTCATTATTAGGATTTGTTGTACAAGCTGGACAGAGATTTGCTGCTATAACAGACAATGCGATAGGCAATGATGCACAAAATAGAGCTGTTGGAACGACTATTGCCCTCTTGGAACGAGGCTCAAGGGTCATGAGTGCTATTCATAAACGATGTTACTATGCAATGAGACAAGAATTTCGTCTTTTAGCTAGTATTTTTGGTACATATTTACCACCAATCTATCCATATTCGGTTTATGGCGGTAATCGATTGATAAAAATAGCAGATTTTTCACCAGATGTGGATGTAATACCAGTTGCTGACCCAAATATCTTCTCAATGGCTCAAAGAGTCACACTTGCACAGACACAATTACAGATTGCACAGTCAAATCCACAATTACATAACATTCGTGAAGCATATAGAAGGGTTTATGAAGCACTAGGCACGAAACAAATCGATACGATTTTAAAACCAGAGAGAATACCACAACCTTTAGATCCATCAATAGAAAATGCAGAAGCATTACGCATGGAAATACCAAAAGCATACCCAGAACAAAATCATGATGCACATATTATTGCACATACTGCGTTTATTAAGAGTAGAATGGTACAAATTAACCCAATGGTGTATGCTTTATTACAAGCACATATAGCAGAACATTTATCATTCAAAGCAAGAGCTTTAATATTACAAGAGTTACAAGAAAAACCAGAAACTTTAAAACTAAGAGAAGATAATCCACAAGCATTTCTGGTAATTACAGAATCTTTAGTCGCTGATAAAATTGCACAACTTACTTCAGAGTTACAACTATTAGAAAGTGCACAAGAAAAGAAAGACCCACTGGTACAACTAAAACAACAAGAGATGGATTTACGAGCTTTAGATATGCAAAGAAAAATTCAAGAGCATGTAGACATTGAAGAGAGAAAAATGGGAGAGTTTGAACAGAAACTTGATTTAGAAAAAATGAAACGAGAAGATAGTGAAGAACAAAGTGAAGAAAGAATACGAATAGCAGAAGAAAAATTAAAAGTAGCAAGAGAAAAAAATGAGAAGAAATAAAGCACTACCACCGAAACGAGGTCCTAACCCTCAAGGTCTTAAAAAAGGTGACTTACTAAATATTGGTTGTCCTCATCGTGAAAATGGTGTACAAGGAAGTGATATTAAGGGAGTGAAACCAATACAAGTGAAAGGTAAAAAGTTTATCGGTGTTTTGTGATAGATGGTGATTCATCAGAATACAATTTTATAACCGAAGAAATACAAAAATTAAAACTCGATCCAGTAGTGTTAACTTGTGAAATAGGTTTACGTAGGGGGTTGGGTTCTAAAACTATTATGGATGCGGTTATTAATCAAGGTGTCGAACATTATCGACATGTTGCCATAGACCCTTATGGCGATTTAAAATATAAACACTACGATGACAAAGATCCTTATGTATGTGATTACAATGACCAGATGCGAATGGAAACTGTAAGAGAATTATACAAATATAAACAGTTTGCTTACTTTGAATTTTTAGATGAATACTACTTTGAAACTATGAAGAAGGGTTATCCTATTACAATCAATGGTAATGTGTATCTCAAAGAAACTTATAATGTTGTACACTTAGATGGACCTCATACTTCTGAAGCAGTACAAAATGAAGTAAATTTTTTTGCTTCACGAATGACAGATAATAGTTTATTAATAATAGATGATTATAAAACAATGAACTTACAATCAACACGATGGTTTTTACAAAAGATTTCATTTGAAGAAGTACGAAAAGGAGAAAGAAAATTAATTTTTAAAAGGAGCACATAATGGCATTAACAGCACTCATAGGACCAGCAACTAAACTTATAGGAAAATTTGTAAGAGACAAAGACAAGGCAGCACAACTAAGTCATGAAATTTCTACGATGGCAGAAAAACATGCACAAGAATTAGCTCTTGCACAAATAAAATTAAACACCGAAGAAGCAAAAGGTAATTGGTTTCAATCATCGTGGAGACCTCTTGTAGGTTGGATAGCAGCAACATCTTTAGGAGTAAACTATCTCTTATCTCCTATATGTGCTGGGTTTGGTATAACAATACCACAAGCTGATATGTCGGTCATGATGCCCTTGCTACTAGGCTTACTGGGACTCGGAGGACTGCGTTCTTTTGACAAGTTAAAGAAAACTGATACTAAAGTTATTAAAAAATGAAAAAAAGAATACACATAAATCAACATAAAATTAGAAGTAACAAAAAAAATAATACGCATGAACAAGTCATTACTGTAAAAACATCTAAACATAATTATTATGTAGATGAGGTAGAAGTAAAAGGTTCGTGTAAGGTTGTTTATAAACCAGACAAACCTTTATCTTGTGGAGCAAAAGTTTGGATAGAAACAAGCGATGAAGTTATTATGAAAGATAATGATTTTGTCACAAAAATTTTATGATACCTTTTCCAGATAAAAAATATAATATTATTTACGCAGACCCACCTTGGAGCTTTGATACATATTCAGATAAAGGCAAAGATAAAAGTGCAGACAATCATTATGCGTGTCAGGATTTAGAATGGATAAAAAATTTACCTGTTGCAAATATAACACAAGATAATTGTTTGTTATTTATGTGGGTTACCTTTCCTACACTACCAAAAAGTTTTGAAGTTATCTCTAGTTGGGGGTTTCAATATTCTACTTGCGGTTTTGTATGGGTGAAAGCAAATAAAAATTATAATAAAAAACAACTAACATTTGTAAAAGAAGAAAAGTTTGATGCTTTTTGGGGGTTAGGTTATTGGACAAGAGCTAATGCAGAATTATGTTTAATAGCAAAAAAAGGTTCTATAGAAAGACAATCAAGAGGAGTGCATCAAATAGTATATGAGCCAATACAAGAACATAGTAGAAAACCAGATTGCGTAAAAGATAAAATAATACAACTATGTGGAGACTTACCTAGAATAGAATTGTTTGCTAGAAGAGAAACACAAGGTTGGGATGTATGGGGGAATGAGGTATGTACGACATAGATACATTATTGGGAATAAAAAAAATGATACAAAAAGAAATACAAGTAGCAAAAGATAATATTATCTACAGTGTAGACACAGTAGAGAATTTACAGTATGCTAGAGGCAAACTCAATGCATTAGAGGCATTGCAACAGGATATTATGAACCTGCAAAAAAATGAGGAATGATGACACTAATAACACCTAGAATTTATAAAAAAAATTCAAAAGACATTTTAGTTCCAAAAGGCACAAAACAAACAGAAGAATATTTAGAAGTTATACCTAATCCAGTTGGGTATAGAATATTAGTAAGACCCTACAAAGCAAAAGAAAAAACAGAGGGTGGTGTAATACTTTCTGATAAGACAGTTGAAACAATGGAGATGACAACTGTAGTGGGTTTAGTTATTAAGATGGGAGATTTGTGTTACAAGGATAAGGAAAGGTTTCCAAATGGTCCTTGGTGTAAAGAAGGACAGTTTGTAATTTATGGTAGATATTCTGGAGCAAGATTTAAAACTAAGTATGGCGAACATAGAATATTAAATGATGACGAAATCATAGGCACTATAAAAAAACCAGAGGACATCCTCGCATTATTTTAAGGAGATAAAATGGCACAACAAAAATTAGATTTAAACAGAGAAGATGAAAAAGTTTCCGTAGGGGAAGATGCACACGAGGAACAATCACTAGATGTAAAACAAGAAAAAGATACAACACAACCTGAGTTAGAAGAAGTTGATTTAGGATATACTGACCCTACTAAAAAAGATACAGAATCTAAAATTGTAGAAAAAAAAGAAGAACCAGATAAACAAAGTGATTTAAATGAAATCTCTGGTACAGTACAAAAAAGAATTGACCAATTAACAAGAAGATATAGAGAAGCTGAGAGAAGAGAGAAAGCTGCTCTGGATTATGCGAAGGGTTTACAAGATAAATATAGCAAGGCAGAAAAAACATTAAATGTTGTCGATGACAATTATATAAAAGAATTTGATGCAAGGATAGATGCACAAAGGGAGCAAGTGAAAAGTAATTTAAAATTAGCTATCGAAAATAATGATAGTGAAAAAATTATGGAAGCGAATGATTTGTTAACTAAGTTAGCGGTAGAAAAAGAAAAATCAAGAATACTAGTAGAACAAAAAAAAGAACAAGCAACACAACAAACACAAGAAAAAGAAACAACACAACAACCAGTTGAGCAACCTCAACAACCAGTGAAACAACCTTCGCCTAGAGCAAAAGAGTGGGCAGATGAAAATTCGTGGTTTGGGCAAGACAAAGTAATGACAAATGCTGCATATGGAATACACGAAGATTTAATCGCCCAAGGGTTTGACCCAGAGAGTGAAGATTACTATACTGAAATTAATTCAAAGATGAGGACATATTTTCCTCAGAAGTTTGAAAAAGAACAACGACCTCCTCAAACTGTCGCATCGGCAGGTAGAAAACAAGAAGGTCGCAGAACTGTGAAGCTCACTCGTTCGCAGGTAGCAATAGCTAAAAAACTTGGAGTGCCGTTGGAAGAATACGCAAAATTTGTAAAATAGGAGTTCTTTATGGACAAAACAAACAGAAGCTCACGAACATCTACAGTGAGAGATACAAGAAAAAAACAGTGGATGCCACCATCTAGTTTAGATGCACCTCCTGCACCCAATGGTTATAAACATCGTTGGATTAGAACTGAAACTATGGGTCAAGATGATACAGCAAATGTATCAAAAAGACGAAGAGAAGGATGGGAGTTTGTTAGAGCTGAAGAGATTAAAAATCAAATCGGTGAACACGACTATCCAGTAATTAGTGAAGGAAAATTTCAGGGTCTAATTGGAGTTGGTGGACTCGTATTGGCGAGAATACCTGAAGAGATTGTTGAACAACGCAAAAATTATTTTAAAGATAAAACTTCAGATCAAATGAAGGCAGTTGACAATGATATTCTAAGGGAGCAACGACCTGAGATGCCTATTAATGTTGATAGACAATCTCGTGTCACTTTTGGTGGTGGTCGTAAAACCTAAATTTTACAATCACCGTATTTGTTAATTATATTGCACATAAGAGGAGAAAATTATGGCGAATGTAGTAGAAAAATTTGGTCTTAGACCTTATAAAAATCTAAATGGTGCGTCATGGAATAATGCTCAAAATAGGTACACAATAGCTAACAACTACGGAACTGCGATTTTTCAAGGGGATATGGTTATTCCTGTTACTGCTGGTAATATCGAAAGACATACCGCAGGAAATGCAACTCCAATAGTTGGTGTATTTAATGGGTGTTTTTACACAGACCCAACAACTAAGAAACCAACATTTAGCAATCACTATCCTGGTAGTATAGCTGCCGATGATATTGTTGCTAATGTTATAGACGACCCAAGCACATTATTTTTAATCGATGCTGACGAAAGATTTGAAAGAAGCGATTTATTTACAAACTATAGTGTAACCAATGTTACTGGTAATACAGACACTGGCATTTCTAAAGTTCAGTTAGATGTATCTGCAACTAGCACATCTTTTACTTTTGCATTGATGGCAGTAGATATCAGTCAAGATCCTAACAACTCAGATGTTAGTGCTGGTACTACTAATAATAATGTGATTGTTCGTATTCAAAACCATTTTTATCAGCGAAATAATGTCGCTGACACAGGAGTATAAATCATGGCAATATCTAGAAGTCAATTAGTTAAAGAGTTAGAGCCTGGTTTAAATGCCCTGTTCGGACTCGAATATAATCGTTATGAAAATGAACATGCTGAAATCTTTACTACTGAAACATCTGACAGAGCTTTTGAAGAAGAAGTAATGTTAAGTGGTTTCGGTGCTGCACCTGTAAAATCAGAGGGTGCGAATGTAGTATTTGACCAAGCTAATGAATCTTTCACAGCGAGATACACACACGAAACTATCGCATTAGCATTTGCGATTACTGAAGAAGCTATTGAAGATAATTTGTATGACAGATTAGCTGGTCGTTATACAAGAGCACTAGCTAGAAGTATGGCAAACACTAAGCAAGTAAAAGCTGCTAATGTATTAAACAATGCTTTTGACAGTAACTTCAAAGGCGGTGATGGAAAAGAATTATGTTCTTTATTACATCCACTAGCAAATGGTGGTGTGTTAGAGAATACTTTAAACACTGCTGCTGATTTAAGCGAAACATCTTTAGAGCAATCTTTAATTGATATAGCTGCTTTCGTAGATGAAAGAGGATTAAAGATAGCAATGCAAGGTGTTAAGTTAATAATTCCAAAGGAGTTACAGTTTACAGCAGAAAGAATTATGAAGTCTCCACAAAGAGTCGGTACTGCTGACAATGACATTAATGCTATGGCAAACATGGGTATGATACCTCAAGGCTATAGAGTTAATCATTATCTAACAGATACTGATGCTTTCTTCATTATGACAGATGCACCTAACGGACTCAAACAATTTGTTAGAAGTCCTATTAAGACTGCAATCGAAGGAGACTTTGATTCTGGTAATGTAAGATTTAAAGCAAGAGAAAGATATTCTTTTGGGTTCTCTGATCCTAGAGGTATTTTTGGCTCACCTGGTGCAGCTTAATCTCTATAAATAATCGGTTGGAAAGAAGGGGTCTTAATGACCCCTTTTTTTATTTGTTCTCTTCTTTTTTTTCTCTAGCATTATCGTATTCAATAATCATATTACGAATGAAACTAGAATATTTATTAACCATATCTTCGTTATAAGTTTTTTCCCACATATCAATTATTTCTTTTAAAGTAAATTTCATTTCAATCTCCTAAAGTTTTACGACTTGATAAATTTTCTTAGTCTTAGGTTTAACTATTAAA